GATTGCCATACTGACAGAGAACCGCCCGCGTTGTCCTTCTGGTATCGAAGCCTCGAATGCCGATTTAGAAGCCAGAATATAGTTTCCGAAACTGCTCACTTTTCCACTGGAGCTTACGGAAACGTCCAACGAGTATTGACCGTCCTTATTAGAAACAGAAACAAGTAAAATCGGAACTTCATCTGCCAAGGCGTTTGAAATAGCGCTTTCAATGGAATCAGTGTCGGCAGATGCTGCCGCGGTATCCTCTCCACAGCCCATCAGTACGATTGCAAGCAAAATACTCAATAGCACGATTATGCGCTTTCTCATAGGAATTCCCCCTCTATGTCGAAATAACGAGAATGTTATATTCTCACGAAATCTGCCATCATTTCGTCTGTTGTGGTATAATCATAATTGCGCCGGCAGCAAAATAGGAAGGAGCTAAGCCATGCAAAACGAACAACGTGCCGAGGGGCAACTATGCCTGAAAGTTCTTCTCGCAGCAGAACTCTTTTCCAAGCTGACCGAGGAGGAACAAGACCGTATCATTTCCCAGATAGAATTCCTTTTATCGCGTGAATGATCATATCTTTCTGGTCATCGTTCAAAAGCTCAAACAACTGCACATATTCCTGCGTCCGCCCATCGCTCATCGCTGCGATGGGCGGTATTTCTCTTTCTGCCGGAACATCATATCCCATTAGCCATGCCTCAGATACGTTAAGTGCCAAGCCCAGAATTGTCAGTTTGTCCTGCCCCGGCTCAACTTTGCCGGACACATACTGCGACAAGTCGTTCTTCCCAAGTTTAATTCCGTACTTTCTGCAATAAGGCTCTGCGGCATTGAGAATATCCACCTGCCGCATATTTCTGCTTCTCATAATCTGTTCGAGCCTCTGAGAGGTCGTAAATTGCTTCATGGTCAAGCCCTCCATTCGTTGCTGCTATTATAATATGAATTGAATAAAAGTTCAATACTGAGCAGAAGAAAAGTTCAATTTTTTTGAAAAAAGGTCTTGCAATACAGAAACAGCTATGGTATAGTGACCTCAGAGTTCAAAGTTATTGAACCTTAAATCAATGGAAAGGAAGTGAAACACATGGCATACAACTACAGCAAACTGCTCGGAAAGATCACTGAGAAGTTCGGAACACAAGCGAGTTTCGCAAAATCTATGAATATTTCCGAACGTAGTCTTTCCTTAAAGCTGACGAACAAAGTACCGTTTAAGCAGCCGGAGATTTCGAAAGCCTGTCAGCTTCTCGGAATTTCTGACAAGGAAATCCCCGCTCATTTTTTTACCCTTGAAGTTCAATGATATTGAACTTATGTAGAAAGGAGGTCAGGGGCGTGCGGGGAAACATTGATGTCGATTCCATACCTGAATTTCAGAGGAACGCCTTGTTTGATATGGCACTTGACATCACACGCGAATGTTTCTCAATTCCCGGCATGGAAGAACGTTACCAACAATGGCTTCCGGGCTATCTGGAACGGAAGCGGCAGCGCGAAGCAGCAAAAGAAAGGAGCTGATACCGATGGCATATTACTGGACTTGCCCCGAATGCGGAAGCAACAACGATCCGGGCGAAGCCTGTGATTGCCAAACCGAAAAAACAAAGGGGACCGCTCCGCTGGCACGGAAACGACCCCAGGCACAAAGACCTACCTCGATCATAGCAGTGAAAAATCTTATCGTCAAGGAGGAATGCAGATGCCGAACAATCTGAAAGAGCTTCGGCTAAAAACAAAAACTCCCGCAAAAGAAATGGTCGCTGTCGTGCAGACCATCTACCCCAAGTACGACATGACAAGCCAGAGCAAGTGCGAGAACAGCGACGCCTACGGCGTTTGCCTGACGCAAAAGGCGATGAGGCTACTCTATGCCAAATTTGACCCGGACGGCAGCGTTCGCAAGAACTTCCGCACCGCCGATCAGCACAGGCTCAAGGACAAACTGCACGCCAGAATCACCGCCGACGAAGCTGCCCAGCTCAAAGCGCACCTTGCAGCCGACGGCTACGACACTGTGCAGGACTGGCTCACCGATGTTGTGCGCGGATATATCAGCAAAGGAGATCGCGAATGAAATACTACTTCACGTACGGCACGGATGGACAGCCGTTCGTAGGCGGCTGGACAGAGGTTGAAGCGCCAACTGTCAATCTGGCTTGCGCGGCGTTCCGCGCTGTCCACCCCGACAAGGAGCCCGGCATTCTGAATTGCAGCAGCGCATACACCGAAGAATCGTTTCTGGGAAGCTGCATGGCGGGTCCTGACGGAAACTTCCGTAAGTTCTGCCATGAGCGTATCAGCTTCACTGTCGAGCCGTGTGACCCGGATGAGCCGGTTGATTTCGGAGGTGCTCAAACATGAAAGGCATTGTCGTGACAACAGATCTGGAAATCCGCATCGAAGAATTCAGTGATCCGCTCTACAAAACCGTTGGCTCTGCTGTCGGCGGCTATATCGAACACGTTAAGCCTGCGCGCCTGCGCCATCCGTACTGCATGATCGTCAACGAAGAAGGGCGGCTGCTGGATCTCCCGCTGAATTATGTCGGCTCATATTTTTACGGCACAGACCAGCACGGCGAGCCAATCGTTGGCAACATCGTAATCATGAAAGACGGCTACCGTGGTGGCGAGCCTGACATTGTCGGACTCAACGATGTTGAAGCAGAACAGATAAAAGATGTCATCATCGACCTGATTGAACCGCTGCATCAGCAGCCGAAAGGAGAATCTACATGATCGTAAATGTCTACTATCGCGACGAAGAAACCGGCAGCGTCCGCGCCGGACGCCCATACAGCTACCGCTGCAGCATTCCGAACGCCTCCGTTGGAATGGAGGTTATCGCCCCTACAGCCAAATGCGAAGCACGCGCTGTGATCTGCGAGATCAACGTGCCGGAAAGCCGCATCGACGAGCGGATCTTGCCGCTCCTGAAAGAAATCACGCAGGAGGCGCCGACCGATGGAAAATAATCTGATCGTTGTTAAGCAGCTTCCGATCATCGAAGACCAGCTTCGGCAGGTCAAAGCTTCCGTCGATGCTCGCGTTGCACAGGCGCTGGCGCTGGCTTGCACCGAGGAAACCTACAAGGACGTCAAGAAAGCCCGTGCCGAACTGAACAAGGAATTTCAGGACTTGGAAGCCCGCCGCCGTGAGGTCAAGAAAGCCATCCTTGCCCCGTATGACGCATTTGAAAAGCTTTACAAGGAGTGCGCAGCCGATGCCTTTACCAAGGCAGATGCCGAGCTGAAAACGAAGATCGCAACTGTCGAGAACGGCATCAAGGGCGCAAAGCGTGATGAAATCGTTGCATTCTACAACGAATACCGCGCCAGCCTGAACATCCCCGAAGATATTGCACCATTTGACCAGTGCGGAATCAACATCACAATGTCTGATTCCCTAAAGAAGCTGCAGGGGCAGGCGTCTTTGTTCCTGCAAAATGTATCCAACGATCTCCGGCTCATTGAGACGCTGGAGCACAAGGACGAAGTCATGGTCGAGTACCGCAGAACGCACTCCGCGCCGGAAGCAGCTCTGATTGTTGATCGCCGCCACAAGGAGATGGAGGAAGCCGCACGACGGCGCGCCGCCATGAAGTCCGCACAGGAAGTTCAGGATGCCGCGCAGGCGAAGATCGAAGAAGTTCTGAACGAAGAACCGCCTGCCCCCGTTTCTGCACCCGTCGAGCAGCCCATTCCCACCGAGGCGCCTGCTGAAAAGATCTATCAGGTTTCGTTCCGCGTCCGCGGCAGCATTGACAAGCTGAAAGCACTCAAAGAATTTCTCGTAAATGGAGGTTACGACTATGAGCAGTTCTAACATCGCGCCTGCCAAGAAGCAGACGTTCTCCGTCGCCATCAGCACGGAATCCTACCAGAACCTTATCCGCAACACCCTGAAAGACCCGAAGCGCGCAAACCGCTTCATTGCCTCGATCACGTCCGCCGTCGCTACCACCCCCGCGCTTCAGACCTGCGAACCCAGCTCCATCCTCGCCGGTGGTCTGCTGGGCGAAGCGCTGAATCTTTCTCCCTCGCCGCAGCTCGGCCAGTATTATCTCGTTCCGTTCAAGCAGAAAGCCAAGTATGACCGTGAAGGTCACCTGCTTTCGCCCGAATGCTCCAAAGCACAGTTTGTCCTCGGTTATAAAGGCTATGTCCAGCTCGCGCTCCGGAGCGGTCAGTATTCCGATCTGGACTGCATGGAGATTCGGCAGGGCGAATACCTCGGCAAAGATCCGCACACCGCGAAGCCGCAGTTCAAATTCATCGAAGACGATGATCTGCGCGAAAAGCTCCCGATCGTCGGCTACATGGCTTACTTCGAGTATCTGAACGGCTTCCGCAAGTGCATCTACTGGTCGCGTGAAAAGATGCTCAATCACGCGGATACATATTCGCAGGCGTTCAGCAAAGACGCCTATGACAAGATCCAGAACGGCCAGATCGCAGACAAGGATATGTGGAAGTATTCGAGCTTCTGGTACAAGGACTTCGACAGCATGGCGAAAAAGACGCTTCTTCGCCAGTTGATCTCCAAGTGGGGCATCATGTCCACGGAAATGCAGCAGGCGCTCGCTGACGATTCCGGCATTCCGGCTGTTGACCCCAGAACCGGTGAAATCATTACAGACCATTCCGACGAGCTGGAGCTCACGACCGATGCTCCGCAGCCGACCGTTGAGGGCAGCGCCCCCGCTCAGCTTCAGGAGAACGCCAGCGAGCCGGAGCAGATTGACCTCAGTTCGCTGTAATGAGCGTTCCGTTTGAAGTCCTCGCAACCGGCTCTACCGGCAACGCAGTCGTGATCGACGGGCAGATTCTCGTCGACTGCGGCGTTCCGTACAAGGTCGTGAAGCCAGTTGCAAAAGCTCTCAGGCTTGTTCTGCTGACACACTGGCACGGAGATCACTTCCGAAAAAGCACGCTCCACGCCCTCGCTGCGGACCGTCCGGCACTCCGTTTTGGCTGTTGTCGCTGGCTGGTGCGACCTCTGGTGGAAGCTGGCGTCAAGCCCGCAAACATCGACCTGTACGATTTTGACCACCGATATAGCTACGGTGATTTTACGGTCGAGCCTGTGCCACTGGTGCATGACGTTCCGAACTGCGGCTACAAGCTGCTGCTTCCGGCTGGAAAGGTCCTCTACGCCACTGACACAAACAACCTGAACGGGATCTCGGCGCCGAACTTCGACCTCTACCTGCTGGAAGCGAACTACGAAGACGCAGAAATCCAAGCCAGAATCAGCGAGAAAAAGGCAAACGGCGAATTCGTCTATGAGCGGCGCGTACTCGGAACACACCTTTCCAAAGCCAAGTGTGACGATTTCATTTACCAGAACATCGGAGCTGCTGGCGAGTACGTTTACCTGCACGGTCACGTCGAGGAGGAACAGGCATGAACGGCTTTCTGAAAGACATCACCTATGCCCGGAGCGGCGAATATATCCTGTCGATCTACACGCGGGAAAGCTGCAAGGATATTTGGAAGAACTTCGGCGAGCGCCCGATCACGTTTACCATCACGAAAAAAGCCGATCCTCGCGGGCTTCGCGCCAACAGCTACGCATGGGCGCTCATTGAGCAGCTCGCCGCCAGGCTGAAAACCGACAAGGAATCTGTCTACGAAGAAATGATTCGGCGCTACGGCGTTGGTGAAAGCTACATCGACGAAGCCGGAAACGAGTGCAAGGTGCTGTTTTCCCTGCGCGATGGCGTACCGCCCCGCCTTGTTGCCAGACATTACGCCGCAATCGGCAGCAGCTATATGGGTGACAAAAAGTTCATCCACTACCGCGCCCTCAAAGGCACGAGCGAATACACCAGCGCGGAGATGGCTGTTTTCCTCGACGGAATCATTTCCGAGTGTGAAGAACTGGGCATCAAGACGGACTCGCCGGAGAGATCAAAGGAGGCAAAGAAACCTTGACCATTTACTGCGATTACTGCGGTCACAAAGCTGCGCTGGTTGATGATTCCGAAATCTACGGACGCAGCTTTGGACACACCGCCTACCTCTGCAGAAATTGCGGCGCGTATGTAGGCTGCCATGGCAGAACGGATAAACCGCTCGGGCGCCTTGCAGATGCCGTACTCCGCAAATGGAAGATGGCAGCACACGCATCATTCGACCCTCTCTGGAAAACCGGTCCTTTCCGCGGGCGGCGCAAAGCCGCCTACGGATGGCTCGCCGAGCAGATGGGGCTTCCGATCGAGAAGACGCATATCGGAATGTTTGACATTCCGCAGTGTCAGGAAGTTATCAAAATCATCGAAAAAGGAGATTTCAAAAATGCTCAATTTCAATAAAAAAGACGCTCACGTTTATCCGTTTGACGAATCGCCCGGCGCCGGCATCATCATGGACGTCGACTTGGAGCAGATGATTCGCGAGTCCGAGCGGCTGCGGGTCTGTGAAGCAATTCTTCACAGCAAAAACCAGCGCGACGCACTCGAAGCCATTTTGGGAATGCCCCGCGCTATTGTGATTCCGAATGATGACGCGCCCGAAGCAGATACAGTGTCTTCGCAGGAGGAGAAGACATGCTGAACCGCATTGTTCTCATGGGACGTCTGACGCGCGACCCAGAGCTTCGCCGAACGCAGAGCGGCACGGCGGTTGTCTCCTTCTCCGTCGCCTGCGACCACGATTACGCGGCGCAGGGCGCGGAGCGGGAAACGGATTTTATCGACATTGTTGCGTGGCGCGGTACGGCTGAGTTCGTAGAGAAGTATTTCAGCAAGGGGCGCATGATCGTCGTGGGCGGTCGGCTTCAAATCCGCAACTGGCAGGACAAGGAAGGCAACAAGCGCCGCTCGGCCGAGATTCTTGCCGACAGCGTTTACTTTGGCGATTCTAAGCGCGACGGTGACGGCGGCAAACCCAAGGGCGAGCCGACCTACGACCCGACCGGCGGCTTCTCGCAGATTGAGGGCGAAGAAGAATTGCCGTTCTAAGGAGGTTTCTCATGGCAACCGCAAAAAGATTCTATTGGATGAAGCTCAAGGAGAGCTTTATGACCTCCGACACCATTGACTACTTTATGTCACAGCCAGACGGTGCAAACTACGTTGTTCTCTATCAGATGCTTTGTCTCAAGACCATCAACACCGATGGTCGCTTATCTCGACAGATCGGTGAGGTCGTTATCAAATACGACATTCCGAAAATCCAGCGCGATCTCAAATGGTTCTCTGCGGACACAATCCGCGTGGCTCTCAATCTCTATAAATCTTTCGGTCTTGTTTACGAAGACGTTGACGGCGTTCTGGTTCTTGCGGACCACAACAATCTCGTTGGAAGTGAAACCGATGCAGCTTCCCGCATGAGAAATGTCCGTTCTCGCAAGGCTGACGCCCTTCCCGAAAGTGTAACGCAAGGCGAACAGACCGCGAACATTGTTACACCAGAGATAGAGAATAGAGATAGAGATAAAGAGATTAGAGATAAGAGCTTAGATAAAGAGGCAGATATAGAGAATACGGGGGATTCTTGCGCAGAGCCGGAAACCGTCTCCGCGCCGCCGATCATCAGCATCATCCTCAATGACAAGACGTTCTTCGACGTGTTCCCCGAGGATTACAACCGCTGGTGTGAGCTGTACCCCGCTGTCAACGTCATGCAGGAACTCAGGAAGATGTCAAGCTGGAGCACCGACAATCCCAAGCGGCGCAAGACGAAATCAGGAATCCGCCGGTTCATCAATGCTTGGCTCTCCAAGGAGCAGGACAAGGGCGGGCAGTATCGTTATCAGGGTGGTAGTTCCAGCGGCAATGTGTTTACCGACATCGCGGAGGGCATGAGAAATGGACAGGCTTGAAACAGCTGACATTTTGGCAGTTCTGAAAGCCGCCTATCCCCAGTTTTACAACGGGCTTAGCCCCAAGGAGGCAAACAAGATCGTCGATCTCTGGGCTGAGATGTTCAAGGATGAGCCCGTCATGGTCGTTGCCGTTGCAGTAAAAGCCATGATCGCCTCACGGACAAACACGTTTCCACCGAACATCGGCGAAGTCAAAGAGCAGATCACGAAAATGCGCATGCCAAAGGAAATGACTTCTGCCGAAGCGTGGACGCTGGTCTATCGAGCGATTGCAAACAGCGGCTACAACGCGAAAGAAGAATACGACCGTCTGCCACCTACGATTCAGCGGCTTGTCGGTTCACCGCAGCAGCTTCGGGAATGGGGCATGATGAACGCCGAAACAGTGCAAAGCGTGGTCGCTTCCAACTTTCAGCGCTCCTACACGGTGCGTATCAAGAGCGATCGGGAGTACATGGCGCTCCCGTCAGACATAAAACAGATGATCGCCGGTGTCGCGCAGCAGTTCGCGCTTGGCGATGGAAATGAGAATGGAGGATGAGGATATGAAAAGATGGGCAAGGCGCAACCTGCCTACGGTTGTTTTTCTGGCGGCGCTGGTTCTGCTCGCCGCGCTGGTTCTTGCAATCGCAATGCCGCAGCAGGAATCAGAACCGGCTCTGACTTCCTCTGCAATCCCGCAGAAATTTGACGAAGCTGCCTACCAGAGCCGCTTGGTGATCGAGGCTTACGCGCCGGCTGAATACGAAACCGCCGATATTCCCCGTACATATGACCTGCCAGAGCCTCCCCAAGAGGCAGACAGCGAGCCTTGCGGAAAGGGCGGCTTCGAGTGCCAGGACAAAGAGGATTGGGAGCGCCTTGCCATTGTGATTTATCAGGAAGCCGGTGGAGATTCCTGCTGCGATATGTGCCGCTACCGTGTGGCTGACGTTGTCCTGAACCGCGTGAATGACCCGCGCTATCCAGATACCATTGAGGGCGTTCTGATGGACAACAAGCACGGCTTACAATGGGGGCTGCTCTCCGTGACCGGAATTGTCTGGCCGGACAAAGCAAGTGAACCGGGCGAAGCTGCTGCCGTGCAACGGGCGTGGGATATTGCAGCCGACGTCCTTGAGGGGCATCACAGCGACCTCACGAGCGATTACATCTGGTGTTCTGAATACAAACAGGGCTCCGACGTGATCTACTGCGATGGCATCTACTTCGGAGCGGGATAGGAGGCAGCTATGGCAAAAGACCCGAAAAGACAGCTTCTGGGCAAGATCGCCCGCCAGAAAGGACAGTATTTCGAGCAGCGTCTTGACAGCACCTTTGATTATTACCGCGACCGTGGGTATGCCTTGATTGAAAAAACGCCGGAGCCGATGAAGGTTATCAAGCCGGAGGGTAACGGTCGCTTCCTCGCTTGCTACACCAAGAAAGCGCAGGTCGACTACAAGGGTACGCTCAAAGGCGGGCGGACGATTCTGATTGAAGCCAAATTCACGTCCACGGACCGTTTGACGCAGGATCGCGTGCTCGACATTCAGGCGTCCTACATGGACAGGCACCAGCGGCTCGGCGCTCGCTGCTTCGTTGTTGCTGGCTTTTCAGCCGGTGAAGTCTACAAAATCCCTTGGGATGACTGGCGAAGCATGAAAGAGCTGTTTGGCCGGAAGTACGTAAAAGAAGAAGATTTGCAAAATTACAGAGTAAATACGGCGTGGAATGGCACGCTGTTCCTGCTCGACTGACAACAGAAAGGAGTTATTCCCATGAGTGAAATTTCGATGTATGAAGCGCAGAAAAAGAAGATGGAGGGACTGTGCGAAGAACACAATTTGACGTACCGCTTCCACAAGGATCGTTATCCCATCATCTTCATCATCCGCCCGATTCAGGGCATGGACGCCCAGCTCTCTATGCTGGAAAACGTCGAGGAAGCCGGGTATATCAGCCCCGAAGCTGAAATGATGTGGATTTTCAAGGATGGTGCACTAGAAACGCGCGTCAGCGGCGGCACGTTCACGATCTCCAAGACGCTCCGCACCAAGATGGAATCCATCCTGACGAAGATGATCACCTACTGGCAACAGTATTTTTTCAAGGACGTCTTGGAAAAGCACTCACTTGCCGCTGGCATGATGCCAGTCATCAGCGAGGAAGAAGCCGCAGACGATGAATACGAGGAAGACGAGGAAGGCATCAACGAGGAAGCAGAAGCTGAAATGGATGACGTAAACGAGCTGGAGGACGCGGATGATGAACTCGGCGATACTGCCGACAATTCTGGCGCCGCCGATGATGACCTCTACGATCAGGCTGTCAGCATTGTCCGCATGGAAAACAAGGCGACGGTTTCTCTCCTGCAGCGCCGCCTGAACGTCGGCTATGCCCGCGCCGCCCGCATCATGGAGCTGCTGGAGGAAAACGGCATTGTCGGACCGTTCGCTGGCTCGAATCCGCGCGAAGTCCTTCCTACCGACGAGCCGGACGATGTGGAGGGCTCAGACGATGAATAATCAGAACCCGCCTCTGCTCAAACGGGATGATTACAAAACCATCAAGCACATGAACCGTGAAGACCTGACGAAATACCTCTATCGCATCTACCGGCGCGGCTTCGATGCTGGTGTCGAGTCCACCAAAGGCAAGGTCACCAAGCGTTCCATCGTACCGCCTGAACCGGCGCAGACGGAGGAATAAGCCATGGGAAGAAGCGTGCCGCACAATCTGAAAAGCACCCATCAGACGGAGTTTGTAAAGATCTTCAACTCCCTCTGCGGCCGATATGGACGCTGGGAAATCTGGCAAGATTTCATAATACTCGCCGCAATCGCGATCTCAAATACCGTTGACCGGAGCCACGCTGCCGAGCGTGAAAAGACGTATATGACGATTGCCGGAAAGTACAAGCCTGAAGAAATGCTCAAATTCTCGCAGATGCTCCAAGAGGTCGTGATCGGTATGGATTTCAATCCAGATCAGGACTTTCTCGGCGAGCTTTACATGGCACTGGATTTGGGCAATGACCACGCTGGGCAGTTTTTCACGCCCTATGATGTCTGCCGCATGATGGCCGAGATCACCGGCACAGACCTCCAAGCGCGTATAGAGCGGGACGGCTGGATCTCCGTCAACGATTGCGCTTGTGGTGCAGGAGCGTTGCTGGTGGCGTTTGCAAATGCCTGTACGCGACAGGAAATCAACTACCAGACCTCCGTGCTTTTTACGGCGCAGGACATTGACTACATCGTTGGCCTGATGTGCTACCTGCAGCTCTCGCTCATGGGCTGCGCCGGGTACGTCGTGATTGGCGACACGCTTCGTCATCCCTTAACAGCACTTGACCGCCGGGGGCTTATCCCCCGGCCAGACCAGAACATATGGTACACCCCGTTTTATTTCCGCGACATCTGGCACTACCGCCGCATCGGGGCGCAAATGGAATTGCTGTTTCCACCGGTCGATACGCAAGATCAGCAAGTTACACGCAAGTTAGGAAAACAAGATGCACCAACGGTTTCTGCTTCTCCTGCACCTGCGACCGGTTCATCACAGCAAGTTACCAAGCCGGCAGCGCCGCCCGCCTTGCCCCTGCGGGAAACAAAAGCCGGACAACTCACATTGTTCTGACAGAAAGGAGAATCACCCTGACGCATGAAAAGATGGACAAATGAAGAACGGCAGTACCTCGCGGAACAATGGGGCATTCTGTCGATCCCAGCGATAGCCAGGAATCTGAATCGCTCCGTCGATGCTGTCAATGTGCAAAAGCAGAGGATGGGGCTCGGACCGGCTCTGCTCGGCAGCGATTACATCGCCCTAAATCAGCTTCTAATCGCCGTTTGCGGCACCAATGCAGGCGGCAGCTACAAGATGAAAAGCTGGGTTGAGAACCGTGGATTTCCGATTCACACAAAGCGTGTCAATCAGAACAGCTTCCGTGTCGTCCACCTTGATGAGTTCTGGAAGTGGGCAGAGCAGCACCGCTCGTTCATTGACTTTTCCAAGATGGAGCCGTTGGCGCTTGGCGAAGAACCTGCATGGGTAGCAGAACAGCGCAAGAAAGATTTTCAGGCGTTCGCACTCCAACGGAAAGACCCGTGGACGCCTGACGAGGACGCACGGCTGAAAATGCTGCTCCAGCAGCACCGATACGGCTATGCCGAGCTTTCTGATATGCTGCGTCGCTCGGCCGGCGCGATCCAGCGCCGATGCAACGACCTCGGGCTGAAAGAGCGGCCGGTCAAAGCCGACAATCATGGTTCATCCGCAGCTTGGACACAGACCGACTTCGATGTGCTGGCAGATGGAATTCGAAAAGGCGACAGCTACACCGCCATTGGCAAGGCACTCGGCAAATCCGAAAAAGCCGTGCGTGGGAAAGTTTATTTCGTCTATCTGACCGAGAATCAGGACAAAGTACGCGCCATGCTCAAAGATCAGCCTTGGGGTTATGGCGCGCCAGACCCGACCGTAAAGCAGGCGGTACACCTGTCCAGAACGCGAACAGAAACCGTGCAAACACTTGAAATGCTCTGCTCAGTGCTCCGCAAGCGCATCAACGACATTGACGATAATCCATACTGGCAGCGGCTGTTATGCGTAAGCTGGGATGAAATCAAAGGGTGTGACCGCTGTGAAAACTGCGACGAATGCACCGAGTTCCGCAGAATCCCGCCGCAGCACTGCGCTCGCTGCGGTCGTTCTTTCATCGAGCGCAAAGAAAATACATTCTGCCCAACCTGCCGGCTGGCGCGGAAGAAAAAAGCGCAGCGGCATTGGTGCCGCGTAAACGGAGCGCAAACGCGCCCCTGAACTGAAAGGAGATTCACAAATGCCTCAAATCGTAAATATCGCAATCGACCGTCTTTTCCCACACTCCGACAATCCGCGCAAGGATCTCGGTGATCTGTCGGAGCTTGCCGCAAGCATCAAGGCCAGCGGCGTTCTGCAGAACCTGACGGTCGTTCCGGATGAACCGGACAACCCCGATACGGACTACACCATCATCATCGGTCATCGTCGTTACGCTGCCGCGAAGATCGCTGGTCTGACCGAATTGCCCTGCATTGTGGTCGAAATGTCTGAGCGGGAGCAGCTTCAGACCATGCTCGTTGAAAATATGCAGCGCAGCGATCTGACCGTCTATGAGCAGGCGCAGGGCTTCCAGATGATGCTCAACATGGGCGATTCCGTAGCTGAAATCGCCGAAAAATCCGGCTTCTCTCAGACCACCATTCGCCGCCGTGTAAAACTGCTTGACCTCGACCGGCAGAAATTCCAGAAAGCTGAATCCCGCGGTGCGACGCTCAACGATTATCTGGAGCTTGACAAGCTGGACAGTCCCGAAGACAAGAACAAGGCACTTGACGCTATTGGCACGGCAAACTTCAACAGCGTTCTGAAAAGCCTGATTTCAGAGCAGGAAATCAGAAAAAAATTCGCCGAATGGGAGGAATGTGCAGATGCATTCGCATACCATATCGAAAAAACTGGCGAGTTCAATGGGCAAAAAGTTGACATGTCCTATTTCTCAGGCTATAACCGCTGGGATTTGAAAAAAGAAATGACCGTACCAGATGACGCAAGTGACGTTCGATACTTTTACAGGAAGGATTCCACCGGAATCACACTTTACAAGGAACGTCAGGAATCGCAGCAACCAGACCCGGAAGCTGAAGCTCGCGAGGAACTGCGCCGCAGAGACGAACAGGCCGAAAAGGAATTTGCAGCAACGGCTGCAGCTCATTTTGAGCTGCGTAGGGATTTCATCAAAGAGCTTCCGAACAGCGTGTTCAAGCAGCACATGAAGGAAATCGCTTTGTTCTGCGTGGCAACGACAGAGTCAATCGATGACGGTTACTGCAATTCCATTGATCCTGAATTCTGCGCCCAGCTCCTCGGCATGAGGCTTTCGCCAGATGATGAAAACGAAGATTTCTGCGATATGGGTTTTGTCCGTAGCGCAGCAGAAGCCCAGCCTGAGAAATTGATTTTCTGCTGCGGCTATTCTGCCGTCGATGACAGGGGCATGAGCTACTACCGGCGTGTATGGAACATGAACCATAACGAATACGAGCTTCGCGAAAATTCGGACTTGGATCACATTTACGAAATCCTTGAAACACTCGGCTATGAAAAGTCGGACGATGAAGAAGAAATGGCAGAAGGTACGCACCGGCTCTTTGCTATATACGGTGCTGCGGAGGATTCCGACGATGACCGCGAGGAAACAGAATGAGTATGGAGGGAATAAAGATGTCAGCTTGTAAAGCGTGCATGGCGGCTATTGTCTGGATTAAGACACCAGCCGGGAAATCCATCCCCTGTAATGCTACCCCGCGCTACTACATCGAAAAGCCGCGCGTCGGCAGTAAGAAAATTGTCACTTGGAACGGGCAAGTGCTTTCGTGCGAATACACGGAAGACCCAGCCAAAGCAACCGGCGTGGGCTATGTGCCGCATTGGGCAACCTGCCCCTATGCCGATCGATTCAAAACAGGAGGACGCAAATGAAAGAAATGGTATATATCAACGACCCTAATGCGGATCGTGAGATTCTGGACGAAGGGTATGTCCACGGGTATCATTACTGCATTGTTTCCCTCGGTTCTCACCCGTGCGCCTATGTCGAGATTCCCAAAGACCACCCGTGCTACGGGCTTAACTATGAAAAGATCAAGGTTAGCTGCCACGGCGGCTTGACGTATTCCGAGAAAGGCATCGGTCCTCTGTTTCCGGATGCGTTCTGGATTGGCTGGGACTATATGCACTTCGGTGATCGTATTGAAATGCCGAGCTACGGTGCCCGAGGAAAGACATGGACAACGCGCGAGATACTGACAGAAGTTGAAAACGTGGTGTATCAGCTCTCAGGGATTGGAGGAAATGACACATGAAACGAATGACAAGAAGGCTTGACGATGGCGGCGCGCGCAGGAATTGCGATGGGTGTCAAAGGCAAATGGTCTGCGGGCCTTACGATTGCCTTCAGAGAATGGTGAACCGCCTCGCATCCTATGAAGACACTGGACTTTCACCAAAAGAAATTGAAGATTTGGCAAGTGTTCGTGAAATCCCTCCAGAAGTAGAATTTGCAATCACAAAGCACGCTGACAGAATAATTGAAATACTTGATAAGCTACTCAAAAAGACAGACGATGATGCACGTACCCGAGAACTAGCTGAGGCGGACAGTGAAGACCGTGTTATTGTGCTACCTTCCTGCAAAATTGGTGATACGCTGTACTACATTGAAAACGGCAGGATCTATCCGAGAGTCATTACCACGGTAAATTTCTGTCTTTCATCCACGCTGCGCACCATAGTCATCTGCACTAAAAACTACCGCGGCGAGACAACGGGGATTTTATCAAGCAAACTCGGCAAAACTGCATTTCTCAGCTTAGAAGAAGCCGAACAGGCTTTGGGGGAAATGGAGGGTAAGAAGGATGGATAAGCTCACATGGTACGACAATGACGGGCGGATTATGTGCCGCCGCGGATACGAAGTTGCGTTGGCGCGGCTGGCTTCTTACGAAGCTACGGGGCTGACACCGGAGCAGGTGGTGAACGCCAAGACCATTATAGAATCCGCTTTCGCGGATGATACGTCGAAAGCAGAGCGAATCAGAAAGCTAGTGGCGGCTGATGATGAGGGGCGTGTGACGATTCTTCCCTGCCGGGGCGATGCAGACATTGTCCTCATGCGAAACGGCATCGCTTTCAAGCCAGACCACTGGAACATTCATCTGACCGCGTTTGCAGAAAATCAGCCGACACCGAGCGGAAAGAAGGTTGCCCTGTTCGATCTTAGAGAAGTTCCGGAATCAATGGAGGGCAGCACAGATGTCTAAGCCGAAAAAGCTGGGTATGCCAGCCGCCTATACCTCGAACGCCAGAGCTGATTTCCTGCGCCGCCCGAAATCGGCAGAACGTCGGAAAAGGGCTGTCGCAAGCGACGATCGGCTGGAACGTATGGAACAGAAACGGACGGAACGTGAAAAGGAGACTGTGGACTATGACCAGAAAACGCGCAGTTAAGCTGCTGATGGCTCGCGGATATAGCCGCAATCTGGCAAATGGGCTTATGCAGAACAAGCTGGCCAACAACAGTAACCTTCAGGCATACAAAAAGTATCTCCTGTTTGACCGGATCGTTGATGCCACTGAGAAGGCTACAAAGCTCTGCTGTGCATACGGCGCGGCGTGGGATGCTATTTTTAATTCGCTGTATTCCAGCCTGCGATGGCGTCTGAAGGACGGAGGATATGAATTGTGAAAGAAAAAGAAGTCCTCGAAGCGGCGCTTTCTGCCTATGGCAGTGAGATTCAAAGAGTTGTTGCAATCGAGGAACTGAGCGAACTGCAAAAAGAGCTGTGCAAAAGCCTGAGAGGTCAAACAGACAGGCAGCACATTGCCGAGGAAATCGCGGACGTGCAGATCATGTTGGAGCAGATGATGATACTCTACGAATTGCATTACGATGTTGCAGCTTGGCGGTGGAAAAAGGTTGACCGTCTGCGGGACCGGCTGGCACGCGACGGAAAGAATGTGAGGTGACGCTATGCCGAGAACCGATGAATTGACCTGCCGATTTTGCGGCGCGGACAGCCGCTGCAAGGTCGAAGAAGTATATCTGCGCCCCAGAACACCGCCTATGTTTTGCGTCAGGTGCTATAATTGCGGTAGAGCGGGTACACCGAAAGGCACGAAGAAGACCGCAATCCGTGCTTGGAAAAAGGCTAAATGATGATGGGAAGGGGCGGCACACATGACTCTGGCGGAACTGAATGGACACCTTGATCTTGTCCAGCAGCTTCAGAAAACCGAAGAACTGATTCAGGGCTTGTGGAATGCGGCCGTTCCCGGTGCGCAAAAGCTGGATGGAATGCCGCACGCCTCCGGCGTCAATGACAAGGTCGGCGTCCTCGGCGCGGAGATCGCGGACATGGAGACGCAGCGCGACGCGCTGAAAGAACAGATTGCCAGAAGCGAGGAAACGATCGCTGTCTGGATCGCCGGAATCGAGGATAACACCACACGCCTTGTATTCCGGCTGCGTTTCATCCGAGGTATGCCGTGGAAGGTAGTTGCAAGTGTGCTTGGTGGGCGAAATTCCGAGGATGGTGTGAAGTCCATATGTTATCGCTTCCTCGGAACTTGCCCCGCCATGACGCGCGCTGACGCGCTGTGACGCTTGCAATCACCCCTAAGATGTGATTTCATGTAAACTGTAAAATTCCAAATCAAGCCGGGCGGCGCTCCTGATCGGGGCGCTGCTCATTTTATTCGGAAGGAGGACTTGCCTCCACGATGCTCCTTGCGTGGAGGATGGCTCGGACTTGCAGCGTATCGCCAACGCTGCCGGCTGCGGGTACATCGAAAAAAGGAGGAAACCCTATGTTGCTCACATGAGCGGCGCGGGGTCAGCAGCAATGATCTACTTGCAAAACAACGTATTCGATGAAGCATTGGAACGGCTGCGGATGATCTTCGACGGCCACGACGATGTGATCGTCAGCATGTCCGGCGGCAAGGACAGTACAGTTCTTTTCCGCATGGCGCTTATGGTTGCGCAGGAGCGCGGGCGTCTGCCGCTCAAGGTATTCTGGCTCGATCAGGAAGCTGAGTGGCAAGCGACGGTGGACTATATGCAGCACGTCATGGAGCTGCCGGAAGTCACGCCGTATTGGTATCAGATTCCCTTTGAATTCACAAACACGCTCTCCCCGGAGAAGAATTTTATCAGTGTTTGGAATCCGGAGGACAAAGCGATCTGGATTCACCCGCAGCACCCGCTCTCTATCAAGGAAAACCCCAGCGGCGAAAGCCGGTTCCATGAGCTTGTCAACGCGCTCCCATCCTACTGCACCGATTCTGAAAACTGCGCCGTGCTGGTGGGAATGCGCATGACGGAAAGCTTGAACCGGCGTGTTGCCATCACGCAGCATGAAGCGCGGTACAAGGGCGTCACATGGTGCAAGAAGAAGGTCGGCAAATGTCAGGTGTTTTGGCCGATCTATGATTTCACCAATGACGATATTTGGACAGCCATCGCAAAGAATCACTGGGGATACAATCGCGTCTATGATCTGCAATACCAGTGGGGCTTGGCGAAGGAGGCAATGCGTGTTTCGGCGCTCATCCACGAAACCGCCTGGCACTCGATTGAAATGCTGCAGGAGTTTGAGCCGGACACCTACAACAAGTTCATCCGTCGCGTATCTGGCGTCGGTACATTCGCCCATACCTTTGACAGCGGCGACATCATCCCGCGCCAGCTTCCCTTTGCGTTCCGTTCGTGGCAGGAGTACCGCGACTATCTGCTTGTCAATATCGTAAAGCCGGAATACCATGAGCTATTCCGTAACCGCTGGAAGAATCAAACCGGCGACGAATGGTATCGCGTCCATGTCAAAGAGATCGTCCTGAACGATATTGACGGCACGAACAACGCAAATGCCCGCTCCCGCTTCCGTATCCGGGAAAAGGCGCCTACCTACCGCAAGCGCGACGCCGCGCAGTTTGAGCAATATATGGGCAGCAAGAAATGATTTCAGATCAGCCCATTCACAGCGTCGAGTGGATACCCATTGAAAAGGTCCACGCAAACGACTACAACCCCAACAGCGTAGCCACGCAGGAGATGAAGCTGCTTTATCGCTCCGTCAAAGCGGATGGCTACACGCAGCCCGTCGTTACCATCTACGACGAAAAGAAAGACCGCTACGTTATTGTCGACGGCTTCCATCGATACAGCATCATGCGCAGATTCAAGGACATCTACGCATCGTGCGAGGGGAAGCTGCCCTGTGTCGTACTCCACGGCAAGACCATGAACGACCTCATGGCTTCGACGGTCCGGCACAACCGCGCCAGAGGCAAGCACTCCATCAACGGTATGTCAAATATCGTTATGGAAATGCTGATGAACGGCGCGAGCGATCTGCAGGTCTGCAATGAGCTTGGCTTAGAGCCGGAAGAGCTGGTGCGCCTCAAGCACATCACCGGCTATGCGAAGCTCTACGAAAACAATTCATTCACACGCGCTGCAATCTCCGAGAATCAGGCGCGGCAGCTTCAGAAGTATCGAAAGGAGGCTGGCGCTGATGGAGATTGTTAATCAGATCGTGATGAAGAAGATTTCCGAGATCAAGCCGTATGTCCGCAATCCCCGGAAGAACGATAAGACCGTCAACCTGCTCGTTGAGATCATCCCAAAGGTCGGCTTCAATGTGCCGCTTGTCATCGACCGCAACGGCGTTATTGTCAAAGGTCACGCCCGATATGCTGCTGCCATTCGGCTCGGCATGGAGGAAGTGCCCTGCGTCGTGACGGACGCCGACGAGGAAACAATCAAGCTCGACCGCCTGGCAGACAACCGTATTTCTGAGTTCTCGGAGTGGATCAACGATGAGCTGCTCCACGAGATCGACATGCTCAACCTTGACTTTGATTTTGACCTTGAGTCTCTTGGCTTCCCAGCCCCCAGCGATGACTTTGATGCCGACGCCCTTTTCGATGATGGGGTGGTCGGTGAATCCGAAGAGGATCGTCGTGCCAGATACCAAGCCTATCTGGATAACGCCGCAAAGGAGGAAGCACAGAATGTTGCAATCACTACACAGGAGCAGGTGGACAAGGCAAAGGAAACCGCTCTGAGTGTGGCTGAAAAGCCGCCCAAATATGCCAAGGTTGTTTGCGAGCACTGCGGCCACGTTATGTTCATAAAGGAGGGCGATGCAGTTTTTGCCGTTGAGCAAGCGTAGCCCCCGGTAATGATTCACAATGGATGGGTGGGTACACAGCCAATTCCATAATTCAGTTATCATAGATTCGAGGCGAGAAGCGATGCAAGAACAAGAGAAGATTCCTGTTTGGGTGCAGATCGTCAACGGAAAGACGGTGTGCATTTGCCATCGAGGGCGCAAAGGCTGCAAAAAGCCCTGCGAGAAGGACGTTGTCACTCGCGATAAGTTTGCTGGGTGGCAAGGCGTTATGCGTCGTGATCGTTTCGGTCGCTGAAAAGGTACTGTGACGCCCGCCCCCTATCTGTTGCGGGCTCGACGACCCCAAATTTCGCCTAGTTAGTTCTACGTTTTTTTGGTAATTTCGTTACGATTACCGCTGGAATGTGCGCAGGTATCGACGCAGATACCGCGCATTTTTCATACCACAGCGCGGGTGAGGCATACCGCGCTGACCTCCTAAGTTCATATGACCACATCGGGGTAAGGGTCACGCCCGTGCAGCACGGGTGCTGCGGTGCAATTCCGCTGAGCCCCCTCAAAAAAAGCGAAAGGAGCTTGCTATATGGCTGAAACGAGACTCAAGATTGATGCTGAGGCGGAAGTCAGCACGACAGAGCTTGCCGCGATCCTCGGCGTGACAGCACGCCGGGTGCAGCAGATGGCGCAGGACGGCACGATTATTCCCGTCAGGCGCGGCTACTTCCAGCTCGGCGACGCTGTTCAGCGATATATCAATTTCCTTTCCAAGCCGCAGATCAGCGAAGCCGAGCAGAAGCTGGAAACAGCAAAACGGCAGTCTGAAGCACAGCTCAAGTTATCCAAAGCCCAGCTTGCAAAAATGGAGGTCGAGGAGCTGAAAGGAAAGCTGCACCGCTCGGAAGATGTGGAGGGCTTCACGGAAGATCTGATCTACACCATCCGCGGCGCGCTGCTGTCGCTTCCGGGACGGCTGTCCGTTGACGTCACCGCCGCGCAAAGCCCCGCCGAAGCCGCGGAGATCATCCGCAAGGAAGTCCATAAGGTCATGCGGGAGCTGGCAGCGTATCACTATGACCCTGAAAAATATGCGGAAAAGGTGAACGAGCGGCGCGACTGGAGTAATGCGGGGCGCAGCTATGACGAAGAATGAGGCATCGACTGATGCACTGAAAAAAGCCGAAGCCGAACGCCAAGCCAGACGACGCGGAGCGGCACGTCTGAATAGAGCCATGCGAAAGGCTCTGTCCGGCATGACGCCGCCAGACGATCTCACGGTATCCCAGTGGGCAGAAGCCAAGCGCCGCCTTTCAGCTGAAAGCGCAGCCGAGCCCGGACCTTGGCGCACAGAGCGCACGCCTTATCTGCGCGAGCCGATGGACGCTTTTACAGATCCAAAGGTGCGGCACATTATCATGGTAGCTGCGTCGCAGGTCGGCAAGTCCGAGTTTCTGAACAACTGTATCGGCTACATCATCGACGAAGACCCCGGCTCTATTCTGTTCGTGCATCCCACGACCATTGACGCGCAGGAGTATTCCAAGCTCCGTATTGCGCCAATGCTGCGCGACACCCCGGCGCTGCGGCAAAAGATTGCCGCACCGAAAAGCCGCGATTCGCATAACACGATCCTCCAAAAAGCCTATCCGGGCGGCATCCTCACAATGTGCGGCTCGACCGAGGCACACGCGCTTGCATCAAAGCCTATTCGCTATGTATTCGGCGACGAGCGCGACCGATGGGCGACAAGCGCCGGTAATGAGGGCGATCCGTGGGATCTGGCGATGGCACGTCAGACCACGTTCTATAATGCAAAAGCTGTCGAGGTATCGACTCCGACAATCAAGAACGCCAGCGCTATTGAAGCCGCCTACTACACTGGCACGATGGAACGCTGGAACTCCCGCTGTCCGCACTGCGGAGAGTATCACGAAATCCGCTGGTCGGACATTCGTTTTGAGCATGATGAAATCATCGTTTCTCACAAAAAGACCTTTAAGGTAAAAAAGGTGTACTACACCTGCCCCGGCTGCGGCTGTGTTTCCACGGAAGCGGAAATGAAGCGTGCTCCGGCAAAATGGATTGCCGAGAACCCGGAAGCCTACGGACAGGGAACGCGGTCTTTCTGGCTCAACGCCTTTGTCAGCCAGTGGGCATCGTGGGAATCCATTGTCCTGAAATACCTCAACGCGCTCGGAAGCACGAAGAAGATGCAGGTTGTTTACAACACCTGCTTCGGTGAGACGTGGGAGGATCGCGGTGATATTGAAGACGAAGATTCCCTACTTGCACGCCGTGAGGACTACGGCAAGGATGAAAACGGTGAGCCGGTCGAGTTGCCGCCGGGCGTCCTCGTTTTGACGGCTGGCGTCGATACGCAGGATGACCGCATGGAATATGAGATCGTTGGCAACGGTCACTTCGGCGAAACATGGGGCATTGAAAAAGGCATTGTCATGGGACGCCCGGACGATGATACAACATGGGATAAGCTCGACGAGGTGGTGTTTGACCGTGTTTTACGCTTTGAAAACGGCGTCGGCTTGCGCGTGTCCATGTCCTTTGTCGATGAGGGCGGTCACTTCACGCAGAGCGTCCGCCTGAATTGCCGCGCCAGAGTCAGCAAGAAGGTATTCTGCATCAAGGGCATGCCCGGACAGGATAAGCCGTATATTTCACCGCCCAAAAAGCAGAAGATAATCGTCAATCAGATCGCGGTCGGCACCTGCTGGCAATATCAGCTTGGCGTTGATTCCGGGAAGGAAATTATCATGGACAACCTGCGTGTGCAGACACCCGGGCAAAAATACTGTCATTTCCCGAAACGCGACGATTATGGCAGCGCCTATTTTACAGGACTGCTGTCTGAAACAAAGGTCTATGACCCGAACAAGAAGCAGCCGTGGCAGTGGAAGAAGATCCCCGGTCACGAGCGAAACGAGGCGCTGGACTGCCGGAACTACGCGCTGGCTGCGTTCAAGGCTCTGCCAAAGAATCTTGATGAAATTGACCGCCAACTGAAAGCAGCTTCCGGCGCTCGTATTCCTGCCCCGCCATCGGCAAGCATCACGCCGCCGACACGCCGGACAGCACAGCGCAGCAGGCAAAAATACTACGACGATTGGTAAGGAGCGTGTTCTATGGCAAGCAGAACTATCATTGAAAAGCGGCTGGCGTTCCGCGAAAAGTCGCTGGAAAGGCTCTACGACGCCTATACGGCGCTGGTTGAGGGCGGCGTGAAGTCCTATATGATCGACGACCGGCAGCTCACTCGATTTGATCTTCCGGCGCTGTCCGAGGAAATCACGCAGATGGAGAACGAGATCGATCAACTGACTTCGGAGCTGAACGGCGGCAAACGCCGCAAGGCATTCGGCGTGATTCCCCGCGATTGGTGACCTTTTTCGTGAGGTCACGAAAATGATAACAGCAATTCGCCCGAAAGGGCTTTTGCACGGGCGCTCTGGCGGAGTTTCTCCTTTCGCCGCCAGAGTGTCCGTTTTCTATTTCACAGGAGGCGAAAGCATTGAGCAAGAGAAATCACAGCCGGAGCGCTGCTCCGTATGCCAAGGGCTATAGCGAAGCCGGCGCGAGCGTCACCCGGCGCGCACTCAAGGGATTTACCCCGGACAGCGGTTCGCCCAACGAGGATATTAACCGCAACAATGCCACGCTGCGCCAGCGGTCGAGAATGCTTTATATGGCGTCGCCCGTGGCAACGAGTGCAATCAACACCAATCGAACAAAGGTTGTCGGTACGGGCTTGAGCCTGAAATCAACCATCGACCGCGATTTGCTCAGTCTGACGCCGGAAGCGGCAAAGCAGTGGCAGCACAAAACAGAAATGGAGTTCCGGCTATGGGGCGGCAAAAAGCAGAACTGCGACGCGCTTGGACTGAATAATTTTGAAGCCCTGCAGCAGCTCGCCCTGAAATCATGGCTCATGTCCGGCGATGTCTTTGCTCTCATCAAGCGGTATCCAGCTACAACGCTGAACCCTTACACGATGCGGCTGCACATCATCGAGGCGGACAGGATCTCTACGCCGTCTGATTTCAGCGGCGGCTATGCTTCCGGCAGCTTCATCGACGCGGTTGTGCCGGATGGCAAGCCCGGCGCTGGAAACCGTGTTTTCGACGGCGTAGAGGTGGACAGCAGTGGCCGCGTCGTTGCATACTACGTCAGCAACACCTACCCGCACCAGATCACGACGGAAAGGCAGAAATGGACGCGCGTCACAGCCTACGGTGCGCGTACAGATCTGCCGAACATCCTGCACATTATGGATTCCGAGCGACCCGATCAGTACCGAGGCGTTCCCTATCTGGCGCAGGTCATTGAGCCGCTGCTGCAGCTTCGCCGCTACACGGAATCAGAGCTGATGGCGGCGCTGGTGCAGAGCTTTTTCACGGCGTGGGTTGAAACGGAAACAGACCAGTCCGGCACGCCGTTCAACGAGGTCGGCGCGGGCGACATTGCCGGCGTTCCGACCGGCAATCCCGACGGCTCCGGAGCGAGCAACATTTCCGAGGACCCCAACGAGTATGAAATGGGGCCGGGCACGGTGACGCACCTTGCGCCCGGTGAAAAGGTCAGCTTTGGAAGCCCGAACATTCCAACGGCTGGCTTTGAAACGTTCGTAAAGACGGTCTGCAGGTTGGTCGGCTCCGCTCTGGAGCTGCCGTATGACGTGCTGATCAAGGAGTTCAACAGCTCCTATTCTGCCAGCCGGGGCGCACTGCTCGAAGCGTGGGAAGCGTTCAAAATGCGGCGTTCTTGGTTCGTGACTGATTTCTGCCAGCCGATTTATGAGCTGTTCCTCGCAGAAGCTGTCGCGCTCGGACGCATCAAAGCGCCCGGCTTCTACACAGATCCGCTTCTTCGTGAGGCGTGGTGCGGCGCTCGCTGGATCGGACCTGTTCAGGGCTCTCTCGACCCAAAGAAGGAGGCAGAAGCAGCCCTGATGCTGACAAATCACGCCATCAAGACGCACGATCAGGTCACGCGCGAAATGTCTGGCGGAGACTGGGAGGAGAACGTCGATCAGCTTGCGCGCGAAAACGCGCTGCTCACAGCGAGCGGAGCTGCGCAGACTGCAGCAGAAAACACGCCGCCAGCAGGCGGCGAAGAATGAAGGAGGAAGCGGGTATGAAAACGAAAAATGCCCCGGTCGTTTCGATCAGGAAAAAGGTCTACGCCATGGCAACAACGGATGAAACCGGAAGCTCGGCCGAGATCACCATGTATGGCGACATTTACGAGCAGCAGCCGACGAACTGGTGGGGCGAGCCTATTGAAGGACAATATATCCTGCTCAGCGAGTTCCTGGACGATCTCAAGCAGATTTCTTCCTGCAAGAACATTACCATCCGCATGAACAGCTACGGCGGCGACGCCGGAGCGTCGAACATGATTCATAACCGCCTGCGGGAACTCTCCCGAAGCGGTGCAAAGCTCACCTGCATTGTTGACGGCGTGGCTATGAGCGGTGGCAGCATCATCATGTGTGCCTGCGATACGGTCAAGGTCAATCCGTCCAGCATTATTATGATTCACAAATGCTGGCAGTTCCTTTGGGGCGGGTACAACGCCGATGAGCTGCGGGAGCAGGCGACGCAGCAGGACGCATGGGACAAGATGCAGGCAGAAGTCTACAAGCGCAAGACCAGTCTTTCCAACACAGAGATTATGCACATGATGGCAAACACGACCTACATGACCGGTCGGGAAGCCATCGAAAAGGGCTTTGCTGACGAACTGATTGAGGACGCAGAGCCTACAAATATTGCTGCCAGTGCAGACGGGCGCAGCCTGTTCGTGCGCGGCAAACAGTTCCATCTTGCTCCGGGCATGTTTGCCCCGGACAGCATTCCCACGGTCGATCCCGAGGCAGCGGCCCCGGTTAAGACGAATAAAAACAAGCCGGAAGATCCCGGCGCAGAAGGAGGAAACTCTATGACACTGGAAGAGCTTCGGGCAAAATACCCGGACGAAATCGCTCAGGCGGAGGCTGCTGCTCGGGCCGCTGTCGATCATACCGAAGCGGTGAATGCGGCGGTGCAGGCAGAGCGGGAACGTATGCAGAGCATCGACGAGATTGCAGGGCTGCTCGACGATGCAGCTGTACAGGAAGCGAAGTACGGCGACAAGCCCCGTACCGCCGCCGAGCTGCTGATGGATGCGGCGAAAGCTGCTGCCAAGCAGGGCAAGAAATTCCTGTCCGACCTCAAGGATGACGCCGGAGAATCCGGCACAGAGGATGTCGGCGCAACCCCGCCGCCCGAAGAGGAAGAAGAAACCGATGAGAAAGACCAGACGCCGGAAGCTCGGATGGCTGCGGCAAGAGCCAACGTCGCCGCTCTGTTCGGCAAGAAGAAGGAGGAGGACTAAGCTATGACCAATCTGAGTAAGAAGCTCGGCGAGATGGAATTTGACGGTCTGTTCACAGACGTTGTGCCTGCCGTGCAGGTACGCGGCGGCATCATCCGCAAGCAGACCACTTCTGCGGTCACGCTCAAGCGCGGCACGATCCTTGCCAAATCCTATGGCACAGCCGGTGATGGCAAGCTGGTGATCCTCGGCTCCACTGCTGCAAACAACGAAACGCTGACGCCGGACTGCGTCCTCTGCGATGACGTTGAGGTTGGCACTGCTGCCGACGAAAATGTTGCGGTCTACACCGCCGGCTGCTTCGACCCCGACAAGGTGACTGTAGCCGAAAGCTATACCATTTCTCAGACCGACAAGGACAATCTGCGTATGCGCGGCATCGTCTTCAAGGACGCTGCTGCTGCCAACTAAGGAGGGAGTCAACTATGAGTGCAGAACTGAACTTCTTTGATACCTATATCCTGATGGCGATTACTGAAGAAATCGTGCCTCGGCAGACGTTCTTCAAAGATCGCTACTTCCCGACCGGCGACGGTGACATCTTTGCATCGGATAAGGTGCTGACCGAGTACCGCAAGGGTGACCGCAAGATGGCGGCGTTCGTGTCCGCCCGCGCCGGTGACATTCCGATGGAACGCCGGGGCTACGCGATCCACGAATACCAGCCTGCGTTCATCGCACCGTCCCGTCTGCTGACGCTGGATGATCTGCGCAAGCGCGGCTTCGGCGAAGCAATCTACGCCAACAGCACCCCGGCACAGCGTGCCGCCCGTCTGCAGCGTGACGATCTGGCTGACATGGACATCCGCATCACCCGCCGCGAGGAATGGATGGCTGTTCAGACCATGATCAACAACTCCTGCACGATGCAGTCGTACATCGACGATAAGACCGAAGGTGAAAAGCTGTATGTGCAGTTTTACGACACGGCAAGCGACCACATCTACACTGTCAGCACCAAGTGGAACGCAACGAATGAGAAGGGCAAAGCCTTCTTCGGCGACGTGAAAAATATGTGCCGCAAGCTCTCCAAGCGCGGCCTGCACGCCGCTGACCTTGTGATCGGTTCTGACGTTGCCGACGCGATTCTCGGCCTAGAGGACGTCAAGACCCTGCTCGACCGCAACAGCGGCATCATCATCGGCACGATCGACCAGCAGCTCGGTGCTTATGACGGCGTTGTCTACATGGGTACGCTGAACTTCGGCGGCTTCCGGCTCAACATGATCTGTGTCGATGAAACCTACGTCGATGACAGCGGCGCGGAGCAGCGATATTTCCCCGCGACCTCCGCGATGGTCACAGCTCCCGGCTGCGGCCACATGATGTACGGTCAGATCACCCAGATCGACTACGGCTCGACTGACTTTGCCACCTACGCGGCAAAGCGTGTGCCGAAGTTTGTTCTCGACCAGCCCGGCGACAAGCGTAAGCTGCGTCTGGCTACCCGCCCGCTGGCTGCGCCGAAGGACTACTGCCCGTATATCTACGCGGCGGACGTCGTGTCCTGATCGGCGCGTGAAAGGAGTACGGCATGAAAGTTGAAATTATCAGCGGTTCCTACGGCTGGCGTAAGAGCAAAGACGCCATGCCGAAGCTCATTGAGCGCGGCGGCACCTGCGAGGTAGACGAAGCCGAAGCAAAGCGTCTTGTTGCGCTCGGCATCGCAGCGATCGTCCGTGAAGTAGACGAAGCGCCTGTTGCAACCGCCAGCACGGGCAGGAACGATGCAGCCCCCTGCGCCGATATGCCCAACAAAGAAAACGGCGCAGAGAGCGACGCAGAAGCCCATCTCGACACGGAGCAGTTGCAGGAAATGACGGTGGCGCAGCTCAAGGAACTTGCTGCCGAGCTTGGCATCGAAACGGCGAAGCTCCGCAAGAAAGATGATCTGATTGCGGCAATCGTCGCCGTTCCCGTTGAGCCGGGTGAAGAAATCGGCGAGGGCGATCTTCCTGATCTGAGCGCCGCTGCACCGGTGGTATGAGCAGGTTCAAGGATATGGTGGAGCGCGACAACGCGCGCACTTTTATGAACATCGACGAGTTTGCAGAGAAGCGGATCGTGGTCTATGACGGTGTTGAATACAGCGGCGAAGATCACGCCGGTATTCCTGTTGTGTTGTCCGGGCTGAAAGAAAAAGACCGCCGCCAGCTTATGAGCGATCATATTCAGGGGCTGTTTCTCGTTTCGTCCGTGCTGCACTGCAGGATTCAAGACCTCGGCGGCAATCAGCCGGAGAAAGGGGCGCGCCTTGAGATCAGCGATCCCGATGACGCAACCTTCTTCCGGCGCTTCTATGTCGCATCGTCAGTCTGCGAACTCGGTCTGCTTCGCGTAGAGCTGGAGGCGTATAACGAATGAGCAGTTTCTATGTGGAGGTTATCGGCGCTGAAACCTTCAAGCAGGCGGAGAAGATGCTCGCAGACGTGCCGGGAGGTATGGATCGTGCGCTCAAGTCCGCAACCAAGCGAGCTGTGTCATTCCTGCGGACGCAGAGCACAAAAGAGATACGGCAGCGGTATGACCTCACAAGAAAGAATATCCGCGCAGAGCAGAACATCAGAGTTTCCTACCGCTATTTTAACGGCATCGAAGCGCGCATCACGTTCCGCGGAAATAAGATTCCACTGTTCCGTTATGGCGGTTCTTCACCAAAGACACCGACCGTCAATCCAGACAAGACCATCATGGCAATCGTCAACGGCAACCTGCGTCCGGTTCACCCCGGCGTTGCCGCTGCAGGTCATCAGCTCGTTTCAACTTCGCCGACCACGTTCTCCCGCGCGTTCGTCGCGCAGATGAAATCTGGACACATCGGCATCTTCGAGCGCACGGGTGGAAAAACACCAACCGGCGACGCAGAAATCAGAGAACTCATGGGTTCTTCTGTTCCGCAGATGCTCGGAAATGAAGAAGTTCAGGAGAGTCTTGCTGAAAAGACAATGGCGAAAATGGATGAACGCTTGGAGCATGAGGTGAACCGAATCCTTGCAGGATGGGGAGGATAATTTTTGACACGACTGAATTTTTTAGACGCGCTCACGAGCTTCACGAATGAGGTCATGCGCGAAATTCTTCTTCCTGTGCGGCGGCAGAAGGGCGACGAAGCAGAACCGGCAGAGCGCCCGCCGCTGGTTTACCGCCAACGCCTGCCCGACGTCAAATCCGCGACCGCAAAAGCACCGTATATCCTGCATCAGATTGTTACCGGCGAGGATACGCAGAAGCCCGGCGAGCCGACGGACAGCAGTGCCGAGGTCCGTTCTCTTTTCTGCGTGTACGGAGAGGACGATCAGGAGGGCGCGCTGCGGCTGCTTACGGCGGTCGAACATTTCCGACAGGAGCTTTTGATGCACGGCGTGATCGGCAAGCAATTCGCGCTGGATCTTTCACAGAAGCTGTCCACACTCTACTACACCGACAACACCGCGCCGTATTTCTGTGCGGAAGTGGTGTCTGTCTGGAAAATCCCAAGTGTCAACAGGGAGGCATTTTCATGGTAAAAGCAGCAAAAAGCAAAGCCGGTGCGAAAAGCGCCGGCTTTTGCATGTACCTCGGTCCGAGCATCATCGGAACGATCCAGCAGGCGCGTATTCTGTACGGTGACAAGCAGGACGCGCTCGCGCAGATCTCGGCAGCGGTTGAGAAATACCCGCTGATCGCTTCGCTGGTCATTCCCGGCGATCAGGTGTCCGAGGCAAGAATCAAAGTCAAAACACCCGGCAATCTGCTCTATGTGAACTATCACAAGCTGGCAGACCGGCGGAAAAAGGAGGAGTAACCATTGAAGCATGGCGTATATGTCAGAGAGCAGAAAACAAGCGTTTCGACGCCTGTTGTCGCTGAATCCGGCGTGCCGTTTGTCATCGGCACCGCGCCGGTTCACTCTGCGGAATCCCCTGCCGCGATCTACACGCCGGTGCTCTGCACCGACTGGGAGGATGCAGTAAAGAAGCTGGGCTATTCCGACGACTGGAAGACCTACACGATCTGCGAGGTCATGTATTCGCATTTCAAGCTGTTCCAGCGTCAGCCCATCATCTTCTGCAACGTGCTCGATCTGAGCACGAACAAGGAAGCCGTCACAGGCGAAGAAATTGCCCTTTCCGGCAAGCAGGCAAAGCTGCCTTTCGACGCGATCCTGTCCAGCCTCGTTGTCAAGTCGGCATCTTCGTCTGAATCGCCGCTTGTCAAGGACACGGACTATGCCGCGTACTACTCGGATGGCAGTCTCATCGTTGAGACGATCGAGGGCGGTGCAGCCAAGGACGCGACCAAGCTCTTTATCAGCTACGACAAGGTCAAGACGACTGAAATCGGCGACGATGATATTGTCAAGGGCATCGAGGCGATTGACCTCTGCATGGCAACCGTCAGCATCACGCCCGACCTCATCATCGCGCCCGGCTGGTCTCATACCAGCACTGTACAGGCTGTCATGGCTGCGAAAGCCGAAGTTATCAACGGCATTCTCGGCGCAAAGTCCATCTGCGATATTGACTGCTCCGCCAGCGGCGCGCGCAGTTACGATGCCGTAGCTGCAAAGAAGTCCGCGACGAACCTCATTGACCCGGCACAGATCGCAGCTTGGCCGCAGGTGAAGCTCGGCAACAAACAGTTCCACCTGTCTACGCAGCTTGCAGGACTTATGGCAAAGGTGGACAGCGGCAACGATGGTGTTCCCTATGAATCTCCGTCCAACAAGAACCTCCAGTGCGACGGCGCGTGCCTGGAGGACGGGACTGCCATCACGCTCACGCTGGAGCAGGCGAACATTTTGAACGCCAATGGCATCTGCACGGCGCTCCGGTTTATGAACGGCTGGGTTGCGTGGGGCGATTACACCGCGTGCTATCCCAGCAACACCGACATCAAGGACTACTACATTCCGATCAGCAGAATGTTCAAGTGGGTGGGCAACTCCCTCATCAAAACATTCTGGAGCAAGACGGACAGCCCGATGAACCGCCGTCTGCTGGACAACATCAAGGATTCTGCGAATAACTGGCTCGCTGGTCTTGTGGGCAGCGAGTATCTGCTCGGCGCCCGTGTTGAGATCCTCGATTCCGAGAATCCCATGACGGACCTCATGGCAGGTATCGTGAGAATCCACATCTACATGACGCCGCCCAGCCCTGCACAGGAAATCGACTTCATTCTGGAGTACGACACCGACTATGTGCAGAGCGCACTGGCGTAAGAAGGAGGGGTTGAAACATGGGAATGGTAGATCAGGCTGTCATCAACTTCGCCTGTTACGAAGACGCCAAGGACTTCCTCGGTCTTGCTTCCGTGACGCTGCCCGACGTTGATTTCATCGTCACGACCGTTTCCGGCGCGGGTATCGCCGGCAACGTGGAAGCACCGATCATCGGCCACATGAACGCCATGACCGCGCAGCTCAAGTTCCGCACGTTCAGCGCCGAAAGCCTGAAGCTGCAGGAACCGCGTGAGCACAACATTGACCTGCGCGCACCGCAGCAGGTGTACGACCCGATTGCTGGCGTTTACAAGACGCAGTCGGTCAAGCATGTCCTTGTGCTTGTGCCGAAAACGCTGTCGAACGGCAATATTGCCCCGGCGTCCCCCACAGACGGCTCCGGCAGCTACGCCGTACGCCGTTGGGTGACGTACATCGACGGTGCAAAGGCGATGGAGCTTGACCCGTACAACTACATCTGCGAGCTGAACGGCGTCGACTATCTTTCCGACACCCGCAAGGCGCTCGGTAAATCGTAAATCTTTGGGGCGGCGCGTCATGCACCGCCCCACCACTTTTGAAAGGAGCTATGAATCATGGAAAACAAGAATATTCAGAAAACGACCGCAGCGGAAAGCAGTGACATCTTCGCTGTTGCGGAAGATCAGGATAAGAAAAACGCCGCAATCGACTATGCGGCATTTGTGATGCAGCTCGCAAGACCGCTCGTTCACGATGACAAAACCTACACGGAGCTGACCTTCAACTTTGAAGGGCTCAGCGGAAATGACTCCCTTGCGATTGAGCGGGAGCTGCAGATGCTCGGGCATACGGTGATCGTTGCGAACTTTGACAGCGAGTATCTTATCCGCGTTTGCGTCAAGGCGTGTACTGAGAATCTTGGTCTTGACGCGCTGGGTAAGCTCAGCATCCGCGATTTCAACCGTCTGCGGAACACCGTAAGAGGTTTTTTATCGCGCAAGGAGTGATCGTCGGCGATGGCGGCGCATGGCTCCGCAGGCAGTGCCTCGTCATGGCGCGGACAAACAACACTCCGGTAGATTTCTGGCTATCTCTCCGGCTCGGCGATCTTGCACAGTGGGTGAAGTCCTCCAACGCAATTATCGCTGAGGAAATGGAGAATCGAAAACGCAAATGAAAGTGAGGCGGAGATATGGCATCGCGAAAAGAATATGAAATGCTATTTGCGCTCGAAGCGCAGCTTGGCCGAGAGTTCCGTTCTACCTTTGCAAAGGCACGCGGAGAGCTTGGCGACACGGCAGATAGCGCGGAATCTTTTGGCAGCCGTGCAACGCAGGCCGTAGACGCAGTTTCAGGTGTTCTTGCCGCAGCCGGTATCGCCGCCCTGCTTAAAGAAATAAAACAAGGCTTCGACGAATGCGCACAGGCGTCGATGGACTTTGAATCAGCAATGACAGGTGTCGCAAAAACGACAGATCTGACGGACGAAGAACTGGCAGATATGTCGGATGCGATCAAAGCCATGTCCACCGAGATCCCGGCTACCACGACCGATATTGCCGCTGTTGCAGAAGCCGCTGGACAGCTTGGCATTCAGAAAGACGCGCTGCTCGACTTCACGCGCGTTATGACAATGCTCGGCACGGCAACAAATATGACCGCCGAGGACGCAGCAACAGCCCTCGCGCGGTTCGCAAACATCACGGGCATGTCCGCCGACAACTATGACCGGCTCGGCGCCGTGATTGTCGATCTCGGCAACAACTTTGCAACGACCGAATCTGAGATCACGCAGATGGGTACGCGCCTTGCCTCCGGCGGCAGGCTGGCAGGATTGACAGAGCCGCAGATCATGGCGCTTGCCGCGGCGATGTCCTCCGTCGGTATTGAGGCAGAAGCCGGCGGCACAGCCATGACGCAGACGCTCAACGCCATCGAAAAGGCTGTTGCAAACGGCGAAGATGCGCTGCAGGGCTTTGCAGACGTCGCGGGAATGTCTGCGGATGAGTTCGCGCAAACGTGGAGCACGGACGCGCTGGACGCTCTGACAGCGTTCATCCGCGGGCTTGGGACGCTGGATGAACGGGGCGAAAGTGCCGTTCTGGTTCTGGAAGACCTCGGCTTGAAAGGCATCCGTCAGGGCAATATGCTCAAATCCCTTGCATTGGCCGCAGACCAGATGGACAGCGCCGTACAGACAGCAAATACCGCGTGGGATGAAAATATTGCTCTGACGAACGAAGCCAACAAGCGATATGCCACCACGCAGTCCAAGCTGGATATGATGCAGAACGCCTACAATAACCTCAAGGTTGCCGTAGGCGATGCGTTTGCTCCGGCGCTGCGTGATGTCTACGACGCCGGAACGGACGTGCTGAACGTCCTCGGCGCGTTTGTGCAGGAGAATCCGGCGCTCGTCAAGGGCGTCGCAACATTCACAGGCGTAGTCGGCGGTGCAACGGTGGCACTGACCGCATACGCGGCAATTTCCAAGGTGATCAAGGCGCTTGATATGGCGACGCTGTTTGCCGGACCTGCCGGCGCGATCATGCTGGGTGTGACGGCGGTTGCGGCGCTCGCCGCCGGAATTGTCGCGCTCAGCGAAGCGTCCAGGAACGATGGCGTTCCATCCGTTCGCGAACTGACGGAGGCTGCACGGGAGCTTGACAGCGCCATGAATGACGCCAAAGCCGCCTGCAGCGACACAGTCACAACGACCGAAGCCTCTGCAAATGTAGCAAGCAACTACATTGACCGCCTCGATGAGCTGAACGCTCTGAGCGAACTGAGCGCGGAGCAGCAGCGCGAATACCACGGCATTCTCGTGATGCTGACACAGACCGTGCCGGAGCTGGCGAATTTCATTGACCTTGAAACCGACACGATCAACGGCGGTACGGAAGCCCTGCGAGCCAATACGCAGGCGTGGAAAGATAACGCCATCGCACAGGCGTATCAGGAGCAGCTTACCGAGATTTACAGTAAGAATGCCGACGTCCTGATTGAAGCTGAGAAAAACAAGATCGGACTGCGGGACGCCGAGGGCAAGCTGGCTGTTGCGCAAAAGGCGCAGAACGATGAGTTTGAACGTCAGAACCGGCTTTATCAGGAAGCCAATCAGAAAGTTCAGGACTACTTTGAAGAAACCGGTCTTGTCACAGACGCCAGCATGTGGCTTGGTGAAACGACCGATGAGCTGAACAGAAAGCTAGAGCAGAACGCGCAAGCGGTATTTGCTGCACAGGACGAGGTCGGCGCTTACCAGAAAGCCATCGAAAAGGACAATGAGGCGCTGGAGGCAGCGCAGGATGAGATTGCGCTCGCCGAGGAGGCGGTTCAGAATCTGACCTCTGCAACCGAAGACGCCACCTCTGCGACCGATGATGCCAGCCGCGGCTACGGCGAACTGAGCGCCGAGATCAGCAGCGCCATGGAGCGCGTTGAAGCGATCACGCAGGCGTATAATGACGCCTATGATTCTGCGCAGGAGAGCATTCGTGGGCAGTATTCGCTTTGGCAGGAGGCGGACAGCATCATCGCAACCTCCGCGTCCAGCATTAACACCAACCTTCAAGGACAGATCACGCATTGGCAGACGTACAACGAAAACCTTGCAAGTCTGCGGGAAAGAACCGGTGACATTGAGGGTCTGAGCGACCTGATTGGCTCCTTTGCCGATGGCAGCGCAGACAGCGTCAACGCGATTGCCGGCATGGCTGCTGCCAGCGACGAAGATCTGACGGCGATGGTTGCGAACTGGAAGAAGCTGCGCGAAGAACAGGATAAAGCCGCAGAGGATATTGCGGACTTCCGCACCGGCTTCTCCGAGTTCATGAACGCGATCAGCGCAGACCTTGAAAACGCCGTTGACGGCATGGACTACGGCACCGAAGCTGCAGCAGCTGGACGCGCTACAATTCAGGGCTTTATTGATGGCGCGACGGGAATGCTCCCGACGGTGCAGCAGGCGTACTCCCAGCTTGGAAGCGCCGCGCTTGCCGCCCTCAACCGAAACGGCTATTACAATGGCAGTTTCCCAAACCGCCGCATGAGTGGGTTCTCCCGATATGCCAGCGGCACGACCTCTGCAGAAGCCGGTCTTGCCCTTGTCGGTGAAGAAGGTCCTGAGTTCGTCATGATGCACGGCGGCGAAGCTGTTCTCAATGCAGCCGATACGCACAGCGCCATTGAAGCTATGACCGCTACCTCCGACAGTGCCGTTCCCGTGCAGGTGAACATCGCTGTCGAGGGGGACGTCAACGACGGCGTGATGGACAGGCTGGAGAGCTACGGCGAGGAATTTGCCGAGCATGTGCGCGCTGTGATCCGCGAAGACAACATCAACGCGCAGCGGGGGGCATACCGATGAGCAAAATCTACACGACCGTACAGGGCGATATGTGGGACATGATCGCCTATAAGGAAATGGGCAGCGTGGACCATACGGACGATCTGATGAACGCCAATAGCTCGCTGCTTGGGTATTTCTCTTTCCCGTCAGGCATTGTGCTGACAATCCCTGATGTGCAGGAAACCGGCGCGTCTACGCTGCCGCCTTGGAAGCAGGTGCGGAAATGAGCAGCCGGAATCTTGCCAGACGCACAAAAGCCGAGGTTTCTTTCGGCGGCGTCAATATCACAAAATCCATCCAGCCATATCTTCTGTCCATCACATACACAGACAACGAAGAGGACGAAACGGACGATCTGCAGATCAAAATTCAGGACCGCGACGATCTGTGGCTCATGCACTGGCTGGATGAGATTTCCGAGAATCTTTCATGGGCATCGTCATCCGGTGGGAGCGGGAGCGGCGATGCTGTTGTCAGCGAGGCAAACAAGTACCTCGGCACGCCGTATGTTTGGGGCGGCAGTGGTCCGAGCGGCTTTGACTGCTCCGGGCTTGTTTACTACGCGCTCAACGAAGCCGGAATCAGCGTTCCCAGAACAACGGCGCAGGGGTACAAGGACATGGCGGCGCCGGTCAATGAAGCCACGGCGAAGCCCGGCGACCTCATCTTCTTCGGAACGCAAGGCGTTGTCGATCATGTTGGCATCTACATGGGAAACGGGCAGATGATCAATGCGACCGGCGCGCGCGTACAGATCACAGACATCAACACCCGCAGAGCCGGAATCATCAGCTGGGGCAGGATCGGCGGCTCGTCGCAGGGCGGCTCCGCTTCCTCCACGCAGGCAGCCGCGCAAAGCGGCGGCTCAAGCTCGGCTGCTTCCTCTGGCGAGCAGGGTGCGTCCTCCGATGGCAGCGGCGCGGAGCAGCGGCTTGCCATGGACGTTGTGTTTGTACGCGAGAATTGGAACAGCGACGGCTCTGACGCGGTGCTGCCGTGCGGAGAATTTGAACTCGATCACATTTCCTGCAGCGGACCGCCGAACACGGTCTGCATCAAAGGTTCCTCGATTCCATTTTCCTCGCAGCTCCGCCAGACCTGCAAGAGCAAAGCATGGGAAAGCTATACGCTCTCCGGCATCGCAAATGAGATCGCCGGAAACGGCGGCATGACGTGCATGTATGAATCAGACAGCGACCCGTATTATGAGCGCGTCGAGCAGATTGACATGAGTGACATTGAATTTTTGTCGCAGCTCTGCCACGATGCGGGGATTTCTCTCAAGGCAACAAATCAGATCCTCGTGCTGTTCGATCAGCGCAAATACGAAGCGTTGCCGGAGGTCATTACCATCAAACGCTACGACCGCAGCTACAAGACCTATCAGCTCGAAACCAGCGCAGCCGATGTGCAGTATGCGTCGTGCCGGGTGTCCTACGTCAACCCGGAAACAGGTCAGTGCATCGAGGGCATCGCCAAAATTGAGGGATACACCGAGGACCCGAACAACCAGCAGCTAGAGCTTACCGCCAAGGTGGAAACAGCGGAAGAAGCAAAGGCGCTGGCAGAAAAGAATCTCCGGCTGCACAACAAGTTCTGCCGTCAGGCACGGTTTCTGCTGCCGGGAGATACAAACCTTGTCGCAGGCGTCAATGTCATGCTGAAAGGCTGGGGCGGCTACGACGGGAAGTACATCATCAAGCAGGCTGTCCACAAGCTGGATGGCAGCGGCTACACAACGCAGATCTCTTTGCGCATGGTATTGGAGGGATATTGATGGATGCTGAAAAAGTGCTCAAGCGGCTTGTTCGCATCGGGACAGTGACGGACATCGACAATGCCAAGCGAAAGGCGCGTGTGAAGTTTCAGGACTGCAATATGACGTCCGGCTGGCTCTATGTGCTGGATACGCACCCGCACATTCCAGCATACGACCCTGCGCCACAAAAGACGCAAGTGCAAGAGGGGCATCAGCACGATCTGACGATCAAGCCTTGGATGCCGCTGGTCAACGATACGGTTCTTACGCTCTATCTGCCTGTGTTCAACGGAGACGGCTTCGTGCTGGGAGGTATCGGATGATTGTAGGAGCATTGGGAGGCATTGTCTTTTCGGTATCGTCACGCACGGTAAAAACGATCAGCAATCTCGTATGGTCCGGCTCTGCGCGATACGCTACGCACGATCTTCACGCCGGCAACAGTATATCGGAATACACGGGAACGAACCTTGCGAAGATTACCTTTGACATTCAGCTTTTGTCCTCGCTCGGCGTCGATCCGATGTCCGAGATCTGGCGGCTGTTTGATCTGGAGCGGCAAGGCGCGACGCTGCCGCTTACAATCGGCAATCACGGATACGGGCGCTACCGCTGGACGATCCTGAATCACAAGGTCAAGGCAGAGCACTTTGACGGGCACGGGAACATCATCGGCGCGACGCTGAGCATTTCCCTGCAAGAATACTTACGATGAGAGGCGCGCTATGGGATACAAGATCACTATGTCGGAGATCGGACCGATCAGCCTGAACGAAACCGACACCGTAAAATCCATTCTGCAGAACGTGTCCATCATCCTGCGGACGATCAAGGGCTCCTGCCCGATGTATCGCGGTTTTGGCGTTGACGCAACCTTGATCGACCGCCCGATTCCGGCGGCTAAGGTACTGCTGTTTTCGCAGATTCGTGAAGCGATCGAAGAATATGAGCCGCGCGTCCGCGTCAAAAGCGTTGACTTCGATACACGATCAGAGATGCAGGGCGCGTTGATTACGATTGTGGAGGTGGAAATCGTCAATGAGCCGTAACACAGAATTTCAGTTTGTTTCGACAGACGCTGCGGAGATCACCAATTTTCTGATTTCCGTCTATGAAAATCTCACTGGCATAAGCGTCAGACCCGCCAGCCCCGAAAAGCTGTTTGCGCAGTGGGTAGCCAGCGTCATTATTCAAGAGCGCGTCTACAACAACTACACGGCAAATCAGAACATTCCAAGCCGTGCTGATGGCAAGAACCTTGACGCGTTGGCGGAGCTTTATTATTTGCAGAAGCGGCCGCAGGCGAAGCCCGCCTACTGCACGGAACGCTTCACAATCTCCGAGGCGCAGACGTTTGCCGTCCTCGTTCCAAAGGGAACGCGCGTCACCGATGCGAGCAATACCCTGATCTGGGAAACCGTTGCCGACGCCTATATCAGCGCAGGCGAAACCTATGTTGATACCGCGATTCGGTGCCAGACAGACGGCACAATCGGCAACGGCTACGCGCTCGGGCAGCTCAATGTGATCGTTGATGTGTTCGACTACTACACGTCCTGCACCAATATCACGACTTCCGACGACGGCTCGGAGATCGCCAGCGACGAAGAATTTTACAAGCTGATGCGCGAATCCATGTTCGCGTTTTCTACGGCTGGCGCGGTCGGCTCCTACATCTACCACGCAAAATCCGTGTCCACAGAGATTGCCGACGTGCAGGCTGTTCGCCCGGCCGTCGTAAAGAAAGTGACGCTTGATCTCTACACGAAAGGCGGCATCAAGTACGCTTTTTGGGGCGGTGATACCATCGACCTGCCCTCTCTGGCGGTCTACGCCAAGGGCAGCAGCACGGCGGCAAGCGCCGACACAGACTATACCGCCACCTACGAAAACGGTCTGCTGCAAATTGCAATCACCGCAGGCGGCGCGCTGGCAAGTGCAAGTCAGATCGATGTGTCGCTCACCTTTGACGGAGCGGGACACGTCGATATTTACGTTCTGATGGCAGACGGCACGATCGCAACTACTGAAATTAAAAACGCCGTCCTTGCCGCCTGCAACGAAAGCAAGGTGCGTCCTCTGGCGGACTATGTCAGTGTGAAAGACCCCGGTATCGTCTCCTACGACATCGACTTCACCTACTACGTCCCAACCGATACAACGCTCTCCGGCGCGGCGATTCAGGAAGCCGTGAATGCAGCCGTTGAGCAGTATGTCGCGTGGCAGTCCGGCAAACTCGGCCGCGACATCAACCCCGACAAGCTGCGTGATCTTTTGTTCCACACAGGCGTCAAGCGGATCGTGCTCCGCTCCCCGAGCTATACGGTGCTGGAGGGCGGAAAGAACAACGCCGCGCCGCAGATTGCAAAGCTAGGGGCAAAAACAATCGTGAACGGAGGCTACGAGGATGAATGAGCAGTACGGTCTCACGGTTGAGAACCTGCTGAATGTCCTCCCCGATGTGCTGCGGCAGGATGAAAAAATGCTCGCACTCGCAACCGGCGTCGCGGAGATCCTGACAGCGCGCCCCGCCGAGATCGAGCAAAACATGATCTACCAGCACATCGACACGCTGCCGGAGGCGCTGCTCGATCAGCTTGCGCATGACTTTGGCGTGAGCTGGTGGGATAACGACTGGAGCATTGAGCAGAAGCGTGCCACGTTCCGCGAGTCCTGGCACGTCCGCAGGCACCTCGGCACGAAGTATGCCGTCGAGCTGGCGCTGTCTACCTCGTTCGGCTCCGGCAAGGTGCAGGAATGGTTTGAATACGGCGGCGAGCCGAATCACTACCGCATCTTCGATGTGGACATCCGGCAGGTCAACGACAACATCCGCACGTTCCTGCAGATCCTTGAAGTGGTCAGCCGCAAGAGCGCAGTGCTGGACAGTATTCGTGCAATTTCCGTCCGTGAGCTGATTCTGTACTTCGGCGCGGTTATGAGCGTCACGAAGAAATTCAAGCTCACCACGGGCGAGGTCAACACGGACATCGACATCATGGGCGATGAAGCTGGAAACGCTCTGTGCGACTGGGATGGCGGCTTGATTATGATGGATAAGGAGGCAACGGTATGACACACTGGCTGACCCCTGACGGGTACAACGTCATGCTTCGCGGGCTCATGGGCGACGCGATCAAATTCACACGCATCAAATACGGCAACGGCACGCCGGGCGACGGCGCGAACGACTTGAAGAACCCGTTGCTTTCTCTGAAAATTGCTTCTGCGACGCGCAGCGAGAAATACATCACGCTGACGGTGTCGTTCAAGAACGTCGAGCTGGAGATCACGGGCTTCTGGGCAACGGAGATCGGCATTTTCGTCGAAGACCCTGACGACCCCACGAACGAACTCTGCTACTGCATCTGGCAGGAAACAGAGGTCGAAAAAGCGGACTATATCAATCCCAACGTTGAGCGCCTGCTTGCGTCGCAGTATGATTTCGTGGTGTTCGTCAGCGAGGCCGAAAACGTGTCTGCGGCGCTTGGTGAAACGCTGGTCTACGCAACCGTTACGGAACTGAACAATCACAAAAACGACAAGAACAATCCACACAAGGTGACCAAGGAGCAGATCGGGCTTGGAAACGTAGAAAACAAGGCTCTGATCGACCAGACGCCCACCTTTGCGACAGCAAAGGAGCTGTCGGATATTTCATCCGGCGAGAAGATGGGGTCTATCCTCGGAAAGATTGCAAAGGCGCTGTCACTGCTGAAATCGCATCTTTCCGACTACAGCAACCCGCACAAGGTAAAGCCCGGCGACATCGGCGCCGCCGCATCAAAGCATTCGCACAGCGCCACCGACATCAACGACGGCACGGTCATCGTGCAGCGCGGCGGCACAGGGCGCAGTGAGTGGACAAAGAATTGCATTGTCTTCGCAGACGGCGAGAAATCGCTCAGTCAGGTTGCTGCGCCGACGGAAACTTCGCTGCTGGCGCAAGGACCAGATTCCGCTCCTGTCTTTATGAAGCTGTCCAGTCTGGCGTTGTTTGTCACCGGCAACACGCCGCCGACGCAGAAGAATCTTTTCTGGATTGATCCGACACCTGTTACCGGCGGCTTGAAGTATTGGAACGGCACCGACTGGGAGCACGTTCCTGTTGCTTATTCTTGATCTTAGGAGGACTCTCGTATGAAAATTCAGATTGAAGCCGAGCTGTCCAATTACATCGAGTCCCTGCACTATGACAAAAACGCCGTCCGTGAGCTGCTGCTCATGGCGGCGAAGCAGGGGCTGAAAGATACCGATGCATACAACGCATGGATGCAGGACTACCTCGGAAAGAGCAAGGAATATGAGATTGCAAAGGCGACGCTGGAGCGGGAGGTCATCATCCCCAAAATCGGCGACGCTGTGGTAGACTGGACGCTTGACTTTTCTACCGCCACGGTGACGGTGATGCCGCGGGTGCAAAGCGATGGTTAGGCCGCAGGAAAGCTTCACGGAGATGCTGGCGCGGTTGTTCCCTATGCCCGGTATTGAGCTTGGCATCAACTCGCCGCACTCCAAGTGCATCACGTTTCAAGTGACGGAGGACTGCAACCTGCGGTGCAGCTATTGCTATCAGGGCTGCAAGACGCATCGTAAGATGTCGTTTGAAACGGCAAAAGCGGCTGTCGATATGCTGCTTGCCGCAGACGCGCGGACGAACCGCTATATCACATCGACAGAGGTTGCCGGGGTGGTGCTGGATTTTATCGGCGGTGAGCCGCTTCTGGAAGTTGAGCTTGTCGATCAGATTTTAGACTACTTTGTGGCGCAGACCTTCCGCCTGCATCACCCGTGGGCGACGCGATGGAAAGCGTCGATGTCCACAAACGGCACGCTGTACTTCCGACCGGAAGTGCAGCGATTTTTGGAGAAGTGGGCAGCCCATGTGTCGCTCTCTGTTTCGATAGACGGCGACAAACAGCTCCATGATTCTTGCCGTGTCTTTCCTGATGGTTCGGGCAGCTACGATCTTGCTATCGCTGCGGCAAAGGACTACATGGCGAAGGGGTATCCCCTCGGCTCGAAAATGACCATCGCGCCGGGGAACGTCAACTATCTGTATCATGCTGTGATTGGTCTTCTGGGTGCGGGGTATCAGGCAATCAACCTGAACTGTGTGTACGAAAAGGGCTGGACGCTCGACCATGCGGCAACGCTCTACACGCAGCTCAAACAGCTTGCCGATTTCGCCCTGATGCTCGATGAGCAGCCATATCTGTCCATCTTCGCAGAGAACATCGGTCACCCGATGCGGGAAGATGACAATCAGAACTGGTGCGGCGGGACGGGGCTGATGCTTGCAGTAGACTGCAACGGCGTCTTCTTCCCATGCCTGCGCTACATGGGAACGTCTCTCGGCAGCGACCAAAAACCCTATGCCATTGGCGATCTGGAGCACGGCATCAACGTTTTGCCGGAGCATAGGGTGCGCGTTGCAGAAATGGCAGCGGTCACGCGCCGCAGCCAGTCCACAGACGAATGCTTCAGCTGCCAGATCGCGTCCGGCTGCTCTTGGTGCAGTGCGTACAACTACCAATGCACAGGAACACCCGATAAGCGCGTGACGTACATCTGCCCGATGCACAAGGCACGGGTGCTAGCGAACGCCTACTACTGGAACAAGCTGCACCGCAAGCAGGGCGAGAGGACACGGTATCGGCTGGATATTCCCGACGCTTGGGCGCTTGAGATCATCTCAGATGCAGAGCTGGAAATGCTCAAATCTCTATCCAAGGAGGGCTGATTATGGCATATATCGAGGCTGAACGCTTCGCGGCTCTGAAAGCGCGTGTCAAGGCAGAGTGTCTGCGGCGCTGCCATACCGGCTCTGTCGCGGAGTATGGCGGTGAGAAATACGAATACACAAACAATCCGGCAGAAGATCACACGGTCGATGTGGAGCACTACGAAAAGCTGGCGCTTCCGCTGTCGAAGATTCACAGCGAAAAGGTGCCGAGCCTCGACGGTCGCAGAATCGTGTTCGATGAGGACATCACCGGCTTTGAAGCAGCTCTGACGCTCTTTGAAACACGCCCCATGACGGACAAGACGCGGGGTGACTGCGAAACGTCCTGCACGGGTGCTTGCTATACCGGCTGCTCTGGCGACTGCACGGGCGGCTGTGAAACAACCTGCTCCGGCGAATGCCAGGGCTCTTGTACCGGGTGTGGGAGCGGCTGCGCGAATACCTGCGAGGGTTCCTGCACGGGCGGATGTTATGGCTGCGGCGGAAACTGCAAGGGCGGCTGCTCCGGTTCGTGTGACGGAAGCTGCTCCGGCTGCTCCGGCGGCTGTTCTGGCGGCTGCTCCAGCACCTGTTCCGGCAACTGCAGAACGACTTGCTCAGTGACTTGCGGCGATGCTGGGTGCGTCGGCTCGTGCCTCGGCCTTTGCTCTTCCGGCTGCACGACCTCGTGCCAAACGTCCTGCGGCTACTGTGGAACGAACTGCACAAACGTATCGAAGTAAGGAGGTAGCCCATTGGAAATTGCAAGCAACTTTGAAATCGCTGCGGCAAATCTCGCAATCGCCTTGCAGACGGACACAGTTTCCGCCGAACAGCGAAGCGAGCTGCGCACGGCAATCGGCGGCGATATTGACAAGCTGGTCGATGCGCTGAATATGATTATCGTCTGCTATAACAAGCGAATGTACGCTGACGAGATCACGCCGGAAAAGGCGGCGCGGTGCGTCAAGGCGGAGTACGCTGCCATCGGGCTTTCCAATGTAATCGCGTATGATTTTTTTGCCGCTGCAATAGACTTGTTCTTTGCACGGAAGTCTTTGACCGCGCTTTCGACTGATGAAAAAATCGCGCGGGTGAAAGAAATCTTTGAACAGAATAAGCGTTGCGGCTGTGAGCGCGTGAAAGATGCGCTGTTCATCTATTGTCTGCGGCTGCTGTCGCACATGGGGGTTGTCACAGCGGATCTCTCGTTCACAAACTGTGTCATGCGCGAGATCAACGCCATCACAGAAGACCGAAAGAACGCCGCCACCATGCCGCAGGCGCTCATCACGGAGTTGTAAGAGGAAGAGGTGATCGTATGGCAGTAGAAAACGTAAATTCCAAGCCGATTGCTGCTTCTGCGGCGATTGTTGACTTCATCCTCGCGTCGATTGGCGGCAAGGTGCGCCGTGTTCCAATCTCCACGCTTGCCGAAACGCTCACCGACGCCGAAGTTGCGCTGATCAGCGCCGCTGCGTCCGCGCTGGTGTCTGCTGCGGGCAAAGCCTGTTATATCGGGGATAACGAAAACTGGTATGTGTGGGATGGCACTCAGGGGGCATTCATTGACTCCGGCTTCCCATCGCGCGGCACGCAGGGCAATCCCGGTGTGATCTTCACGCCGCATCTGACCGACGCGGGCGTTCTGAGCTGGACGAACGACGGCGGTCTTCCGAACCCTGATCCTGTCAGCCTGCTCGGACCAGCGGGCGGTGTGACATCGTTCAATGGACGCTCTGGTGCGGTCGCTCCGAAAAAGGGAGACTATACCGCTGAGCAGGTCGGTGCGGAAGAAAAGGACGCCGTTAAGAACCACAACGAATCCGAAGCGGCGCACAAAGCCTTGTTCGATGCGAAGCTGAATACGGACGGCGACGGCGGCACGCTGAAGCCAACCTTCACCCAGTCCGCAGCGCGTACGCAGCTTGAATCCGGCTTGGAGCTGAAAGTGCTGCTTGGCCGGATTATGAAGTGGCTGTCAGACCTCGGCTCTGCGGCATTCAAGGACAGCAGCAACTTTGAATCCGCAGGTGCAGGCACTACAGCGGTTACCTCGCACAATGCCGCTGCGCAGGCCCACGCAGATCTGTTTTCCAAGAAAAGCGGCAAGGCTGTTTCGTTCACGCTGTCGCTGCCCGTCAGCGGCTGGTCGAATCTTGCGCAGACGCTGGAAGACGCACGGTTTCTGGAATCCGGTTATGCTTACATCGTGACGCCGGTTTCCGCAAGCCTTACGGCATGGGGCGACGCTGGCGTGAAGGTCGGTGACATCACCGAAAATGGAAAGATGCCGTTTACCTGTACCGACACGCCAACCGGCGCAATCTCAGTAAACATTCTCAGAGCGGAGGTCTCACAATGAGCAAGGTATTTCAGATGATCGGCGGGAGCGGGGGCAGTATCAAGCTCGCGTCTATTGAGATCACAACGCCACCCACAAAGACCGCATACAAGGCTGGTGAGCCGTTTTCTATGGCGGGCATGGTGGTCAAAGCGACATATTCCAACGGCGCCACGCTGATTGCAACAGGCGTATCGGTCGAGCCAAGCGGCGGTCTGGAAGCAGGTCGCACCAGCGTCACCATCCGATACACGGAGGGCGGCGTATCCTGCACTGCAACACAGGCGATCACAGTCACCAAGACGAATGTGACTGTGCCGAGCCAGAGCGGAAGCCTGACCTATTCAGGCAGCTCGCAAAGCCCGGCATGGTACAACTACGATACGACGAAAATGACGCTCGGCGGCACGACCAGCGGCACGAACGCCGGCAATTACAGCGCGAAGTTTACGCTGAAAGACACAGCTCTCTATCAGTGGGCAGACGGCTCAACCGCGCCGAAAACTGTGTCGTGGAAGATCGGCAAGGCAGATGGCTCACTGACGCTCAGCAAGACCTCGATCAAGCTGGAAGATGGAAAACTGACAGACTCTTTCACGGTCACACGGCTTGGCACAGGAACGATCACAGCTGTATCCAACCGCCCCGATATTGCCAGTGTTTCCGTTTCGGGAAATGTTGTGACCGTCCACAGCGTCGATGAAAACTCCGGCACGGTTACGATCACGGTTTCCGTTGCCAGCGACACGAACTACAACGCGCCGGCAAGCAAGACCTGCACCGTGTCGTGCGTGTTCGTGACGATCTTCGGCGTCTGCTGGACGTACAGCAATTCCTCTCCGGCTCTTTCCCGCCTGACGCCGAGCAACGACCCGAACGGCTATGTCAATGCCGCCGTGTCCTCGGAGCCGAGCGCTGCCATCGGCACAGGCGCTGGCAGCTCTCCATTCGACGCATTCATGCCGTGGCAAGGCATGGAGGAATACAACATCATCAACGGCGCAGTGTCGTACAAGAAAGGTCAGTCTGGATTCTCCCGGACGTCCTACGATACGATGGTCTTTATCCCGGAATTCTATTACAAGATCGTCTATGACAGCGCCAACAGCAAAATCTATTACTACGTCGCAAACGCATCGTTCACCGGCTTTGCCAAGCACCCCGGTTCCGGTCGCTATGTTGGACGATACAATACGATCTCCGGCTATGCCTCCAAATCTGGTGCAAATCCGCTGACGAGCATGACGCGCGCCACAGCCCGCACAAACTCCCGGAACAAGGGCAGCAAGTGGCAGCAGTACGATTATGCGTCGTGGTGCGCGGTCTGGCTGCTCTATCTTGTCGAGTATGCAAACTGGGACAGCCAGAGCAAGATCGGCAACGGCATTGTCGGCAATTCCTCGCTGCAGAAGACCGGCACGACGGACGGCATGACCTACCACACCGGCACGGTCGCTTCTGCCAGAACGGGTTACGGCGGCGTACAGTATCGCAGCATCGAAAACCCGTGGGGCAACGTCTATGAGTGGATTGACGGCATCAACTTCAGCAACCGCGCCGCCTACATCTGCACAGACCCATCGAAGTATGCAGACGATACATCCACCAACTATACGTCGGCTGGTCTCAGTCTACCAAGCAACAACGGCTTTATCGCGGCGCTTGGCAACTGCGCCGCGCTCCCATGGGCGTTCATTCCAACTGCGTCGGGCGGAAGCCAAACGACCTACGTTCCAGATCGCGTGTACTCGAGCTCTGGCTGGTGCGTCCTCTGCGTCGGCGGCTACTCTGGCAACACCGCCGGGTTTTGCGGCTTGTTCTTCTTCAATGGCAACTACGGCTCGTCCTACGCGTACTCGAGCATCGGCGCGCGCCTCCTTTACGTCCCCTAACGGGGGATCGGGGGCCGCAGCCCCCGTGGGCTTCCGTTTTCAGAGCGGTTCGTTTTACGCTCTGGCGCGGCAGCGCCACACCCTATCTATCCGCGCGAAGCGCGGCGCGTATATTTTTTCAGAATAACGTATTTCGTTATTTTCTCCCGTTTTCAGATCTTCCAGACGCATAGACAGTATAATGCTCGGTGGGATTGTCTGCGCAGTTTGTGCGTGGTTTTTGGGCTTCGCGTGAACTCGAACTCTGGCTGGTGCGTCCTCTGCGTCGGCGGCAACTATAGCAACACCGCCGGGAATTGCGGCTTGTTCTTCTTCAATGGCAACAACGACTCGTCCAACGCGAACTCGAACATCGGCGCGCGCCTACTTGTTTGTATGCTCCGTTTCTTTGCGCAGATTCTCCCTCACCGCTTGGTGGAAATATTGCCGCTACAGGACGGGCTCTAGTACGACCGTAAGGTATCTGGAAAGACCCCGATGGCAAACAAGGAGCGAGGCAAATGCCAAAAAGAAAAGGATTCCTGTATGAATGGATGTGCGACAAAGAGCACATCCGCGAAGCCATTGTGTTTGGCGCAAAGGGCAAGCACAATCGGCACGACGTAAAACGGGTGTTGGCTGATGTGGATGGCTACACGAACCGCGTCTATGATCTTCTGCAAACACAGACCTTTGCCCCGTCGCATCCGAGAAAGCGCCAGATCTACGATGCCAGCAGCCGGAAGTGGCGGACGATTGAATACGTTCCGTTCTTCCCTGATGGCATCGTTCACACGCTTATGGTCATGGCTGCAGAGCCGACCTTTCTACGCGGAATGAACCATTGGAGCTGTGCGTCGGTGCCAGGACGCGGCGGGAAGCACGCACTTCGGCACTGTAAGCGCGTCATTCACCACGACAAAAAAGGAAGCCGGTACGTCTGCAAAATGGATGTTCACCATTTCTACCACTCTGTCGACCGCCGGAAGCTGATCTGGATGCTGGCGCATAAGATCAAAGACAAGAAATACCTGAAGCTGACATGGGATATTCTTCAGACCTGCGAGCAAGGGATTGCCATTGGCTTTTTCATCTGTCAGTGGCTTGCGAACTTCTATCTGGAATCGCTCGACCGCTACATCACGACACTCGACGGCGTGAAGCACAGTGCGCGGTACATGGACGATATTGTTCTCTTTGGTCCGAACAAAAAGAAGCTGCACCGTGCGCGGAAAGCGATTGCCGAGTATTTGCAAAAGCGGCTGCGCTTGCAGATGAAAGGTAACTGGCAGGTGTTCCCCTTGAAAGCACGGCCGCTGGATTATGTCGGATACCGCTTTTACCGAGATCACACGACTATGCGGCGGAAGAATTTCCTGCGTTTCACGCGCCAGTGCCGCAAGGTGCGAAAGAAAATCGAGCGGCACAGCCGGATCGCATATCGGACTGCCGCAGGGCTTCTGAGCCGAATCGGTCAGCTCAAGCACTGTGATTCCGTTGCGGCGCGGAAAAAGTATGTTGACCCTATCGGGGTACGAATCTTGAAGGAGGTTGTGCGAAATGAAAGTAAGAGGCGACAATGCGCCGGCAAATGCGTTCTCGCTGGAGGAGCAGCCTGACAAGCCCGGCTACTGCCTTGTGCGGTTCTATGAGAACGTAGCTCCGTTCTCGGAAACGCAGGGCGAGCTGACGATCTCCGGCTTCGAGTACGATGAGTATTATCTGGAACTGCCATTCTATGACGGGATCTATGATGATATTCTCGGCAGCTTCGACGGCTATTTCGCGCAGGCGAAGCTGGCCGAAGCCGAAAAGGAGACCATTCCGAAGCTGAAACAGCAGGTAAGCGACCTGCAAAGCGTCAATGAAGGACTGTCCGCACAGATCACGCAGGCGCAGCTTGCGCTCTGTGACGTCTATGAGCTTGTGATCGGAGGTTGATGGATATGGCGAAAGTGTATGCCGAGCTGATCCGAAAGGGGCTGAAAACACTTGATGATGTGCCGGAACGACTGCGCGAGGAAGTCCGGCGTATCCTTGAAGAAGATGAGGTCGAGGGCGTATGAAGCGCCTTCGACTTTTTCTTTTGACCATTCTGTGTGGAAAGGAGGTCGCTGATATGGCAGTCGTGTATGCGACGTTGATCGTCAAGGGCAAAAAGACGCTCGACCAGGTGCCGGCTCTCATCAAGCCGCAGGTTGAGGAAATCCTGAAGGATCTCGAAATAGAGATCTGACACGCAGCAGGAGGGGCGGCACGGTCTGCCTCTCCTGCATTTTGCAAGTAGAGGTGAAAGTGATTATGACAATCAACGCTGGCGAGTTTCTGATCGCGTTTGTCGCGGCTATGGGGATTCCGTCCGCCATCATGGGCTTTATCGTCTGGAAACTGGAACGGAAAATTGCGGCGCGGGATAAGCGCGCCGAAGAGCAGGAGGAAGCGCAGAAAGAATTCTTTCTGCTCATGGTACAGAGCACAGGCGCAGCAATCGCGCTCGGCGAAGCAACCGCCAAGGCGGTACAGCGCATTCCAGACGCGAACTGCAACGGCGATATGCACGATGCTCTGAACTACGTAGCCAACATCAAGCATAAGCAGAAGGATTTTTTGACAAAGCAGGGCATTCACGCCATGTATGACTAAGGAGGAACACGATTCATGGAATACAACATTACCACCATCATTCAGGCGGTATTTGCGCTGATCGCAGCAGTCATTACCGTCATCGTCATTCCGTACATCAAGAGCAAGACCACAGCCCAGCAGCAGACCGATATTGAAGGCTGGGTGAGAGTCGCTGTTTCTGCCGCAGAGCAGCTTTATAAGGGCTCTGGTCGCGGAGATGAGAAGAAAGCATTTGTGCTTGACTGGCTCAAAAAACGTCACATCGCTGTTGACGAAGCAAAGCTGGACGCTATGATCGAGGCTGCTGTGTATTGGCTGAATCACAGTTTCCTCACCGCCGGTGAGCTTTTGACCTCCGGGGGCGACGAAACATGAGCGTACGCATCGGGCAGGCGTCGCTCGGCGAAACCGGCGCGCATGGGCAGAAACCCGGCAATCAGACCGGTCGCGAATTAAACTTCGCGTATTGGTACTCTGGAAGCTGGCTCGGCGTTCTCCGGTTCAAGGACCGCAGGAAAGCCGAGCTAGCCGCGCAGGCGTGCGAAGCTGGTGTCGGCAACAAGAACATCGGGTACGATCAGGACGGTCGCAACACAGCCTACGTCGCTGCGGAAGCGGTAGACTTCATTCTGAGCAAGATCGCAAAGCCCGTAGAAACGGACTGCAGCGCATTTATGATGCTCTGCGCAATTTCCGCTGGCGTCGACGCCCTGAAAGAAACCTACCGCAAGCAGGGCAATTCCTGCACGACCTACTGCATGATGCGCTGCTTCCCTGCGACGGGAGAATTTGAACTGCTGACTGACCGGAAGTACCTGACATCTGACGCCTACCTGCGCCGGGGCGATATTCTGGTATCGTCCGGGCATACGGTCATGGTGTTGGAAAACGGAGAAAAGGAGGACGACGATATGGACAAGGCAACCTTCACAGAGCTTTTCCGCGAGATGCGGAAAGATCTGCAGGACAACGATTGCAGCGATTGGAGCGAAGCCGCCCGCAAGTGGGCGGTTGACAACGGCATCGTGCAGGGCGGCGCGCCGCTGCCTGACGGCTCTGCAAACTTCATGTGGCAGGACATGATGACGCGCGAGCAGCTTGTCACGGTTCTGTACCGCTTCGCACAGAAGCTCGGCGTGGGCTGATGGCGCAGAAAAGGCGCAGGCGAAAGAAGTCGGATGCGAGCAAAAAGTTTTTCGTCCTGCTTGTTCTGTCCGGCTTATTCATCACGCAGGAATGCGTATTTTTGATGTATCTCTGCATCAGGTTAAGCTATACGGCTGCGGCGGCATGGCTGACAGCGGCGCTCGGCTTGGCGCAGGTTATCATCATCGCAGCCTGCAACGGCTACTTTGGGCTTGCCAAGTCCGACCACAAGCGCGGCGGCATCACATTTGAAGCTGCAAAGGCAAACAACTTTCAAGAACAGTACGACGTGGACAGCGCCTATATCTGACCGCACGAACAAACCCCTCGCATGGCAGGAATGTCATGTGAGGGGTTTTCTTTTTTGCGCGGCTTTGGCGGCTCGCTGTGCCGTTTTTATATCTTCCCATTGATTCTCTCGTCGCTTTGCGCTGCCTAAACTTGCAAGTCCAGCAACGACGCGACAGAGGTGTTTACTTCGTGCTGTACGCTTTCAGTGTTACCTGAATCACAATCTCATCACGCTTCAATGTCACGAAATTGATCTTCGCTTCGAGTGTTCCCGGCATGGACGCGGCTGGCAGCATGTACAGGCTGGCAAAACGCCCTATCGTCAATGGTCCGGCTTTCACCACAACTGGAATCTCATCACTGGCTGCTCCAATCTGATTACAGAAGTCGAGGACGGTAATTTTTTTCATGCTCAATAATCCTCCTCAATACATTCGTCCGCTTCGGTGTAGTATTCTCCGTCGTAGCCTTTTCCCATAACCTTGTCGTAGCAATCGAAGCAGACCAACCGGTAAGTAATGCCGTGGCAGTCTCGTGTAAAAGTCATGTCCTCTCGCAGAAACTCACCCTTGCAGACAGGGCATTCGATCTTCCGCGCTTTCTCCCACCCGGCGTCTTCCAGATCGTCGAAGCCGTTCCAGACGTCCTCCATGACGATCTGCTTTTCATCGTTCACGATGAGACCTGCAGCATCCTCGCCGTAAAGCTCACTTTCAAGCAGGAACAGGTGCGCGGTGAGCGTTTCCGGTTTGCCGTCCACGTCCGGGGTAATCTGAAAATCACCCTCGTCAATGACATACCACGTTCCCTCGTGACCGGCGATCTCGATGCCGTCGCTATTCCAGCTCAGCATACGCCACAACTCCGGTTCTTTTGTGATTGCCCACACGTTGAGCGAATTCTGCTTATGCGCAAAATCTTCGAGAGCTTCAACCGTTCCGCAGGTGTCGCAGATGAAGCAGCCAATGCGGCGGCTGAGGGCGTTGTGTGTGACGCTCTCTGCGTCCATCGTCATCTTCCCGCAGCGGGGACACGCGAAGTGTCCACCCGGCTGCTTTTGGGCAAAGCGTTCGATCAATGTCTTTGCCGGCTTATCGATCATCAGTCCCATGCTCTGAGCCTCCTTACCACTCTTGCCCCTCAAAGTCTTCCAGCGCATTCAGCGCGGCAAAGTGTTCGCGCATAAATTTGCCTGCATCTTCGTCTTGCCGATTTATCAGTTCCTCATCTGCACCGTTTTCTTCGTATTCGCGTTGAAGCCGTCTGGAGTTCTCGTAGACTTCTTTGCGCTTACGCTCATCCTCAATCAAGAGCGCGTGAATGTATTCCAACGTTTTGATCGTCATAAGGCTTTCTCCTTTCACTCGATAGCAGCTTCGATGCTGCTGATGGCTTCTTCCAAACTGTCCACAGCACTGGAAAGATTGTCACAGGCTTCGTCGGCTTTTTCGTAGCGTTCGCTTTCCTGCATATTCTCCGGGATATTGTCCCGGTATTCTTCTTCTTCAGCCTGAAGGTCTTCGAGGCTGCCTTTCAGCTCCTTCAACTGGTCGATGATGGCCTGCAAATTCTTGCGGCGGATTTTATTCATCGTCGTTATCCTCCCCGTAGTTTTCTTCAAAGCGGCCTTCGGTGATGCCGCCGTAGGTGTAGCCATTGTCGAAGCTCAGATAGATCGGTGTATCTTCATCGTACTGCGCGAGGAAGTCGATCAGCTCGCCAACGGTCATTGTCCTGTTGATCTGGTCGACGTCGTAACCTTCGCGGGACGTGGAATAAATCAGCTTTTCCATGATGAACCTTTCTGCCCTCGTAACCTCCGGGGCGGGCGACGATTTAGCAGCAGTAGAAGCGGAGCTCGCCGTTGACCAGCTCGTACATGAAGCAGGCACAGTCGAAGCGAACATAGTTCCAGTCAGTGGATTCGTACACAGGCGTGCGGTCGAAGGTTCCGGACTTGCGGAGGCGGCGGTGCTTGTTGACCTCGTAGGTGTGAACCTCGTGCAGAATGTGAATCTTTTCGGGAGCAAAGCCGCACTCGTCAGCGATGAATGTCTTGGCTTCTTCGTCGGTCATCAGCTTGCCACAGTTGGCAAGGTGGTCGTAGTCGCTCTGGCTCATGTTCGTTCCGGTGCCGGTGCTGGGCTTCCACTCAAGCTCACGATCCAACTCGGCAGTCAGGTCGTTGATCTGCTTCTCGCGAGCTTCCATCTCGGTCTTATGCTGCTTTTCCATCTCGACCAACTGGCTCTTGAGCTGTGCAATTTCTTCGGCTCTTGCCTTGTAGATTTTCTTTTCGCCGCCGTTCTTCACGAACGCCTTGCAGAATTCGTCTTTGTTGCCATTGAAGTCGTAGTAGGCTTTTTCAATCTTCGCATACTCGCTGGCGGTCGGCTCGAAGCCGGTGCGCTCGATAAACTCAGAAATCATCATTTTGTGTTCCTCCTTGATATTTTTGCCTTACTCGGTTATAATCAAGGTGGTCGGGGTAAGGCTCCCGGCTCACCTTTCGGGGTGTTTGAGTAGCGGGTCTGTGGAAGGGGCCGCTACTCTTTTTAT